GCAAGGAGTAGATCGAGCTGTCCCTGCGGAATCTCATCGAACTCTTCGTATTGATAGCTGGTGTCTTCCCGGACTTCCCATCTTACAATTCCCAGCTTCCAAAGCAATGCTGCCTTGATCCAGGTGTTTATAATGGACCAGCCTGGATTGAGCTTGAAAATGATGTAATTCGTCAGCTCAGCAGCAGTCCTCGCGGCAGCTACTGCAGTCGGTGTCGGCTCGAACGGGCTGAACCTGACGAGCTTATTGTTGTTAAGCAGCAGTTCAGACAGAATGGCAAGGTACCCTTCGACAACCTCTACGGTATCAGAAGAGACGATGCGAGAGACACCCTGCGGGGACAGATGCCCGACCGGCAACATCCCGTATTCATATGTCGCCTTTGCCCTTTCTGTTGCTAGTGTTGCATCGCTGCCCGAGTACCCTGTACTGCTTTGGCGGAGGCCTTCCGCAATGATCCCGATAAGCTCCTCGTCTGTAACTGACTCAGAGCTTTCTTGCTTTTCTTGATCCATTTCTCTCTCTCTGACTTATATAACTGACAAAGACTCGACAGAGTCTCGCTAAGACTCGAAAGGTTCGGTAGAACCTCTCACAGAGTCTCGTTCTGTTGAGCCCTAGGTGAACAATTGGAGCAGTAACTGTGCGACTGCTAACGGCAAAAAGAATCCGCAAATCAGCATCATGAAGACAGAGCACACAAAACATTGATCTTCATGTTTACTTAATTCATTCTCTGTGGCATGGATAAAAAGTCCGTCAGAGCTTCGTTTCACCTTACCTAATCCAAAAAGCATGAACGACCTGGAAGCTCTAAAAGCCACTGTTAATCCTTTGGAAATTTCGTACTTTTTCATTGGTGGTAACTCTTCGGCCTTCCTGAAGGCCTTACTCTTCGGCCTTCCTGAAGGCCTTATTTCCCCTGCGGAGGATCTATCTAGAGCCAAGTTGTTTCGGACCCGTAGGTCGCGACCGTGCGTTGGCTCATCGGAACCCTGTTGTTCGTTAGCTTGAATCCGTGTGTTCTTATAAGTTCGAGAGCGATTGCGGTAGACATGATTGTGTCATCGCAATTGTTGCCGGAGGCTCCGGTCTGGCCGTTCTCCAGGACGACGTAGCAGGTAGCCTCGTCAACGATGATGCGGGAGGCGAGGTCAATGTCGCCATTCTCTATTGCATTCTTAAGGAAGCTGATGAGGGGCGGCTTGGTTGCCGTAGTTGTCCGCCACCCGAGACGCAATGATTCTTCGTTGTCAATGTTCGCAATACGGGTCTGGTAGTATAGGTTGATATACTCCATCTCCTTCAGACGATTCAAAGTGGCGATTCCCATGCTATTCGACTCGACGCCAAGCAAGGCGTTGTTGAAGAACCTACCAAGATAGAATAGAAGATCGCCAAACTTCGAGGGGTCTATTGAATTGTCACGGTAGAGGGCACGGACACGTCTACTCGTGTCCATCACTGTCGCCGTCGAATAGTCGCGCCCGACTCCGAGAGAAACATCCGCGCCGATGACAAAACATTCGTCGTGCCTTGGCGGGGTGAAGATCTCGAGGCAGCCTTCTTTGGACGGCTCGAACTGGCAAAGCTCGAAGTTGAAGTTTAGCTGGCTTACCGGGCTTTTCGTGATGTACTGGACAAGTTTTTCAAGTGAGAATACGTTAGTGCCAGACGAGATGAAAGCTTCGGTAGGCGTGCTGGGGTATTCTTGACGGAACTTGTCTTCTCCGCTCTCTGCGATCTTCAAACGACGCCAGTAGAGCCTGTCGTTCGACATCTTTTCTTTGCCGAACTTGAGTTGGAGCTCCTTCTCTTCTTGTGTCAAAGAAAAAGAGGGAGGGGCTTTCCTTTGGTACTCTTGCATTAGGAACCAAGGAACAAAGATTGGCAGGTAATCATTCCTTCCGGCTACTGCATCCAACCATAGCTGATGGAATGGGTTTCCGATACCATTTGCAGTAGACTCAATAATGATTTCCGTACCAGGTGCCTCTGGAATACCTTGAAACAAGCCTGCGAGGATCTTACTTGCGTGGATCCAGAAGGCAACTTCTGACAAGTGGGCGATAGTCGGTGTCGTACCGCGCCCGGCTTCAGGAGAGCCTGCAGTATAGAGTCGGTAGCCTGAATCGTTATGCTCGAATATGATTTCTTTTGCATTGGAGCGTCGATATTCTGGGCGAAATTCGTCCGACATGTTCGCAATCACCGACTTCGACATGTTGAAGAGGGCATCACTGGTCGGGATGTCATGCGCCATGACGACGGACTTGTGAAAGGCATTGAAGTAAGCCTTCCAGAAGACTCGAGCGGTAGTGTACGAGGAGACGCCCATTTGACGGGCCTTCAGTATAATGACCCTGACAGAGCCTCGCTTCTTCCGCTGTGTTTCGATGGCCTTGTGGATGATCAGCTGGGCACTGTTGAAACGGAAGTTGATGAATCCGCGAGAGACATCCTTCGGTAGGATCTTGATCTGCTCATCTGCGAACTTTGCGAAGTCCTCTTTGTAGATTGCGAGTTTTCGCCTTCTGTTGATTTCCCGTATTAGGTTTAATCTTTCAGAATTCGTCAACTTTTTGCCCGGAGTTCCCCCTACAGGCATCTCCGGGGCAGCTGATGTGCGGATGTCAAGATTCTTTAGGGCGGCTATTAGGTTTACTGAAGATTCGTATCCTTTCGGCGGGACAGCTCGCTTGTTCAGACTTGTTGCAACTTCGACGTCAATAGCGGAGCCATCCCGAGAGTGGATCAGGTTTGGGAGAGACTTTGTTGAGTCTTTGTTAGTTTCATCAAAAGAAAGAGGGGAGAGGACAGTCGGTGTAGAGACACCTTGGGTGGCCTTCTTGGACTTCCCTCCTTTTTGGCTGGACTTTCCTCCTTTTGGGCGACCAAGATCTACGAAGCCTTTGGGTTCCTTCTCTGGGCGGCCAACTGGCCAGGAACCTAGTCTTTTGGTGGGCATATCAGAACAACTCTAAGCTAGGATTTAACGAGACTTAGCGAGACTCTGTCGAGTCTTTGTCAAGTCTTTAAGTTTTGGGGGCAGGGCATATTTTGAAGATACTTTGCGGGGCCTATCCTCGAGCCTATCCTCGAACCTGCGGGGTGGTTCTCTTTAGGTTCCTGCTAACCTTCATGTGAAAATTTGGAGGAAGCCCGGGGTTTGGGCCTTTCCTGTGTTTCGTTCCCCCCTGTCTCCCCCCTTCCCTTGTCGGCCTGCTGGCTGGCGCGTTGCCTGGGCGCTTCCTGGGTGTTCCTGCTTGGAGTCTGCCGTGTTTGCTTCCCTCTCTTCGTTCGTTCGTGCTTCTTTCCACCGCCTCGTTCTCGCGGCCATCGTTGCTGTTGTGTTCGGTCTTGGTGGTCGCAGTGGCTGGCGCTGTCTTGCTCTCTGCCTCTGGCATCGTGATTGGGCGGCTTTGGACTACTACACTGATGTCGTCTACATGGAGTGGGTATGCCTCTCGTCTTCTTGGGTTCACCTGCAGGGGGCCAAGCTTGTCGGCTGGTTGAGCGGCTTGCTGCCCCCGGCGCCGTCGGATTCGCTTGACCCGTCGCCGTTCTGACGACTTCTCTTTGGGCCTCCTGTCGGGGGCCTTGTAAAGTGGTCTGAAGGGCCTGCCAGTCCTGCTACTCTGTTGGAGCTTATATGGTTACTGCAGTTGCTCAGCGCATGGTGATAATGCATGGTACCGTCTTTCGTGTCAAGCATGTCTCGAAGACTGGCACTTGGCTATTCTTTCAAGCGGACGGCATCGAGAAGCTCGACAAGAAGCTCTACAATTGTTTTACAGCTGAGAACAAGCGACCGATTCGGCCGTACTTGTGGCAAGAGAACGATCTCTATTTCGTCAATGAGCACTTGAAGTAGTGCCCTTGAAACTGCACACATCCCCGTGCGCAGTGGCGAGTGTACGTGTGTGCATCTCGGTGTGCCGGCCACCTGCCGGTTCCTCACGGCTAATATGCCTAGGAGTTCATCATGGCGAAGCAAACCAAGAACCAGAAGTACGGCCGCAACACGCGCTCGACGAGCGGCAAGCTGCAGGCGAAGCGGAGTGAGAAGAACAAGATGAAGGCCATCGAAGCCGCGAAGCAGAATGGCGACAAGATGGCCGGCGTGCAGAAATGGCCCGTGCGTGGGGAGTACGCGAGCAAGGCACGCAACTTCGCTTCTGCGGAGGCACGCACTTCTTTCGAGAAGGCCCGCACCGGCAACCTGGCAAAGGAAATGAAGGAGATCTACGATCGCGCCGGTAAGACAGTGGAGAGCCTGAAGCGCGCGTACCCGAAGACCCTTGGCATGGTGCTGAAGTGAACCCTCCAGTCTGCCCTCTGTGCGGAGGTAAGCACACCTTGAGCCAATGTCCACGTTGGCGGCTACCTCCCCCGCCACCGAAGTAGACCTTTCTTTGGGCACCTTAGCCACCCGGCTAGGGTGCCTTGTAGAGTGGTCTGAGGGGTCGCCGACCCTGCCATTCTGTTCGAAAGCGAGAAAGAAATGAGCAGCAACATCACAGTGATCCGCCCCGCGCAACTCGTGAAGAAGAGCGCTGGCGGCTTCAATACCGTTGGGGCAGAGGTCATCCGCGCGAGTGAACCTGTTACCATTCTGGTCTTGAAGTACATCAAGGCCTCTAGCACGATCCAGGCCCAGTGCGCTGACGGGCATCTGCGCGAGTGTCGTACACTGAAGCTCGATGCTGACCCTACCGTCGCGAAGGACAAGGCAAGGCAGCTGTGGAAGGCCCTGCGCGAGGCGACGCTGGCTGAGCAGCCGGTGACTTTCTACTCTTCCGGCGTGAACTTCTGGCCGAATCGCTGGTTCTCGAAGGTCACGGTCTAACTCCGACGACTCCTTTTCGGGCCTCCTGTCGGGGGCCTTGTAGAGTGGTCTGAAGGGCCTGTCGGTCCTGCTACTCTGTCCTGAAAGGGGACTCTCATGAAGACGTACAAGAATCTCTCGCAACTGAGGACGGAAACGGAAGCGCCGTTCGTGCACATTGCAGAAGCTTTGATCGCGTACTACAAGCTTCTCTGCTTTGACCAGGAGGAGTTGGATCTCATCGAGAACGGCCCTGAAGGCCTCATGTACCATCTCGGCGGGGACTGCTTCATCGCGGAGAACGAAGCCGACTTCGAGCAGATGCTCAAGGATAACAAGTTCGGTGATCTTCCTGCTCTGCCTGAAGATTGTGGGGACTTCGAGGATCCTCTCGGACCGTACGCACCCGACAAGGCACTTCTCGAATGGAACTGGTGCGTCTTCATTAACAACAACGGCGGAGGCCCGTTGTATGTCTTCCCGGCAGAGTTTGCCAGCCGACTTCCTGAATGCAACTGAAGGAGAGAACCATGTTTCCAATTGACCCGCTGAAGGTACTCGACGATAACGGGATGCCGCCTTCCATTAGGAATAACAGCGAAAACACGCTGTACGTCTTGCCAACCGAGGAAATCACCTTCCAGGACTCCTATGGCAGATCGCCAAAGGAAATCTTCGAAGAAGGCCTGGACGAATGGCTCGAGTTCGAACACGAAGGTAACCTCACGGGAGCCCGGCTGCTGTTCTGTATTCTGAGCATTCCAGTCCTCTTCCTCCTTCTCGTACTTGCAATGGTGCTCTGATGAAACACACAAGACCACCCCGTAGGCCCAAAGACAGGCCAACCCACATGACCTTCGAGGAGCGCAAGCTCTACCCATTCTGCATGGCCTTATTCGGAGGCCCCAAGGAGTTGGCACAGCTGGGCAGAGTGTACGCGCCAGTGGCACCCTGCGGGCTGCTTGGGCATGGCCTAAGAAATGACAGCGTACACACGACGCTGCTGTTCGCACTTTAACTCGGAGGAAGGCTCGAAAGAGTCTCGCTAAACGATGCTTGTATTCAACAATATCTCAGAAGTCCTGAACTACAGGGGGCATGAAGAAGTCGCCCTTGAACTCCTAGCATACAACATGTCTGCGGCGGAGGACGAAGACCTGATTATCATCTACGCGAAGAACAAACAAGAGCTGAAGGCAGTAGAAGGGATGGTAGGAATTCCATATGCCTGGGACCAAATCGCAGATCGTCCACAGCCTGGAATCATTCCTCCGAACTACACCGGCTGGGAATGGCGATTGAGATGGTACGATAAGACCACCAAGAATACGAAGAGCACACTCGTGCTGTATCACGTTGGTAGTTTACTTTGAAAGGAGAAATAACCAAAAACACCCTGTAGGACCCTTTTCAACTGTTACTTATTTTGAAAGTACATAATGTTCATCTTGCTTCACCCCATGACGATGGCTGCAGCCGAAAAGTACTACGCGAAGGCTGCCATGAACCCACCTGTGGAGTTCCTTCAGTCTGACCTGAACTTTGGAACATCGACATATTTCGCTTGTTCGGAGACGAAAAGCACTTTGGAATGGTTCTGCACAAGGACCGGCCTGAATGGGGTCGTGTTCGAAGGGCAGCCTTACGACCAGGCCGAGACGGATGTCGAGGAAACACCTGAAGAGGCACCTGAAGAGGCGCCGCCTGTGGCTACTCGGCCGGTGGCCAACCCGATGTCGCAGCGGGTTCCTCCGACCAAGGCATCACCGCAGGCTACTCAGCCTGTGGCTACTCGGCAGGCACCAACACCTGGGAAGAAGGCCATGCCGAGGGGCTTTAACAAGGGGTAATCTTGTAGGCAGATTTGCAGGTTTTCGGAACAGAGCCTGGTAAGAGGCCTGCAGGGTGGTGGTTCTTGGTGGGCATGTTAGGGGATACTTGTTAAGAACGCCCCTTCTTACAAATTCGTATGAAGGTGGGATGTCGAACACCCCATAGTCACCCTACATGTCCACCCCAAGAGCCATTACCCAATGTACTTCGAATTGTCCATCAACCCCCATAAATAAAGGGCCTACCAATCTTTATTTTCCTCTATTTTCTTGTCAGGCAATCCCTACAGCATCTATCTATAGCAGTGTAGGTGAAAAAACTTGTTTATCAAAAAGAAGGAGAATAGAATCCTTGAGGACACCCATGCATCTTACGGGAAAGACTCACCAGCGTCTCGCTAAGACTCGAAGAGTCTCGTTTTAGCCGGTACCTAACGGGTAGACCCCGGGCACATTAAAGTGTACCTTTAAGGTGTACCTTTAGGGTGTACCTTTAGAGTGTACCTTTAGGGTGACCTGAAAGGTCTAAAAGAAAAATAAAATAAAGGTGAGAGCACCCTATGACACACCCTATGACACACCCTATGACACACCCTATGACACACCCTATGACACACCCTATGACACACCCTATGACACCCTATGGTACACCAAGATGTAACATCCTGTGACACACTGAAAGGCATTTTACTAAGGAACTTCCATGCGTATCACTTATAACATTGCAATGATAGATGACAGCCAAAAGCTGATCGATATCAGTCATATTGTAAAGACTTGGAGGACCCGCCGAGAGGGTGCAGGAAAGAGCGGTCAAGATCTCAAGTGAAAGGTTGCCCCAGAAGATTACTCGTGGATCAAGAAAGGAACGTATATCTACTTGATAGGACGTTGCTATATTGATCCTAAATCCACAAAGATCATGGGATCATATCACCGAGATCGTAGGGCTACTATGTTGCAGCTTGAATATGCCGAAGGACTAGCGAGCTTGCACTTTACTGTGAAAAAGAGCAAGCAATTCAAAGCTTGACACAAGATAAGACTCGCCAGAGTCTCGTAAACGATGAAGAGTAAGATAGCAGAAGGAAAGTACATCGTCTCCTTCAACACCTGGTTCGGTATGGATGAGGTTGGTGATTCAAACTTGAACACAATTGACTATGCAGGGGACGATATTGAGGCCCTCGCACAGGAAGTTTGTGCAGACGACCCTGAACACCCGCTAGTCTTCGTGCGAGGCAAAGAGGAGGAGGAAATAGTAATAGGGCGTTTCTTTACACCTGAATACCAAGAAAAAGATTCACCAAACAAATCACCAGTAGCTCTCATGATCGAAAGGACAGATTTTTAATGCTATATAAGATCGTCACAATCGAAGGGCAAGTAAAGACAGTCTTCTACTTCACAACTCACCAGAGCTACCTCGAAGCCCTTACTTCACCAACAAAAATTGATAGAGTTAACCTTGCAACGGTAGTCCTTGAAAAATGGCAATCTAACCAAATCTAAGATCAAGTTGGAATTCATCTTGGATGACTATTACTCGGAAAGATAACAGTGAAGACATACCGCGTTAAGATGAGCATCGAGTTTGGTCAGGAGACCAGCATGCATGCGGGTTTCGATACACAACAGCACCCGAGAGTCACCATGCGCGAACCATTAGTACATCACGTATACGAAGTTGTCAGAAAGAAAACACCTAATGTAGTCTATGTAGGGAGGCCCACCAAATTCGGCAACCCCTTTGTTATTGGTAGAGATGGCAATCGTGCTGCAGTTATCGCGAAATTCGAAGAATACCTAAAAGAAAGCCCCGAGCTCCTCAAGGCAGTGCGAGAAGAACTTCGGGGCCGCGATCTTTCATGCTGGTGTGCACCGAAAGCGTGCCACGCAGATGTACTGCTACGGTACGCTAACGGGAAGACTTGAAGGGTTCGGTAGAACCTGTCTCGTTTCTTCCTAATCCTCCTTGGGCATCTTCCTAGTAAAGCCTGGCGGTGCCTTCAAAGGGGCAGTAGACAATATCTTCGGAGGTCCCTTCTTTTTGTTGCGGGCACGAGTCGGGATCTTCGAGGTTGGCGCTGCTCCAAGTACTTTTGAAAGGTTCAGACCAGATGGAAGCAATCCTTCTGAACGCAAAGCAGCAATCAGCTCTTCATCGCTCATGTCGCGAGACTGATCCTTGTTCAAGTTTTCGATACGCTGAAGCTTTGGCCGTTCGTACTCGGCGAGCTCTTTGCCAAGTCGTGCTGCCTCCGCATAATCCTCATCTGCCAAGGCCATGTGAATACAAAGCTTCATCACATCAAGACCAAGCATCTCAGGAAGCTCATGCATCACCTTCTGAAAGGCAAGCGCATTCTTTCTGAACTTCTCTCGTAGCTCAATATTTTCCAAACGAACTTCAAGCCCCTTTCGCTGCCCCATTCTAGCACCTTCAGGGGTAAACTTACGGAGGTTGATTATAGCATTGCTTTTGACTTTCTCTGTCATTCCTAACTCCTACGGTAAGATTCTTTTTGGGAATACCCATTAGGTACCATCTAGAAAGACCATGAAAATATGCCTGATATCGAGCTCAAGCCTAGTCTGATGACCTCCTTGTCAGAAATATACTCTTACTTGCCATGCACACGTGGTTGGGAAAAGGTACTGCAAGTATGCGGTAAGAAAGAGCCAGATAGTGTCCAATTCCCGATATCCAGCCTAGTTGATAGGCATCCAACAAAAGACATATTCTGGCTACTTCATCGCCGACACAGCGCTATGGGTATAACCAGCTGCGGTCCTGAACGAGAAGTAGAACGACAGTTTGCGGAATATTACGTACAAGCTGTTGAGCATCTGGTCGGGAAAACAGAAGAATGGGAGTATGTTACTCGTATTACAAAAGAACCTGCTAGATGGCATGCGATTGAGGCAACTCGGCATGGTAGGCGTATCTACTACAGCACCGCTGCAAGTGCAGAAGATGTCTTTCGCTACGCAAGAGCTGCGTTATGCTACGAGGCAATAATGGAGCTGCCATACCCGGTCCCCTCTCTTCACGACGGAGGCGAATTCAACGATATCCAAGGGAAGACATGGTGTAAAAAGTACAGACACCTAACTAGACAATCAAAAAGAATCCTAAAGAAACTGCTCGATGTTTAAGAACTTTTGGAATTGGCTTTTCAAGACCGATAGATACATTCTGGATAATTTGAACAAAATTCAATTCAAGTATGTACCACGATCAACATTACCCGATGTGATTCTTGTGGGCCTTAATGGAAAAACAATCAAATCATACGATTGGATCGATGGGGAAGATGCGCCTACCTGGTCTAACTTGCACAAAATCCATCAAGAGTTCTACAAAAGGACTGCACTGTTCAAATGATGACTCTTTACGATTGGTTTCTTTTGATCGTATCTTTGTTCATGTTAATCCCACTTCTTAGGAAAGGAAAGTAAAGATCTAAAGTCAACCAAGCCGGAACCTAAAGCCAGAAACCCTATGGCATTCAAGAAACCTGAAAGATCGACAGGATCTCAATTCCGCAAAGTACTCTCCCAACTCATAGACGAAACTACCATGCCCACTGTCACTAAGCCCACTTTCAAGACTGTGCCAACAAAGACTGCACCAGTGTTGCAAAAGGCACCTGTTCGAAACACGGCGCCGACTCGGCAAGCGCCTCCTGCACCCCCTGCCCGTGTCGCCCCAAAGGTGATGCGCGTTGCACCACAACCCGCGGAGGACACGCAGAACGAGCAGGAAACGTACATCCTGCGTGATGTTGAAATCCACTGGCCGAAGCTTGATCCGCAACGCCCGTCAGAGGCCTTCGGAGATTTCACGTGGGATGTCCAAGTTCAATTCGGCGAAGATCGACTGGAAGAAATCCAACAACTTGGCAAGGTTCGTGAACTCAGTGAAGGGGTGTACGCGACCAATTTCAAGAAGAAAGCCTTCAAGAAAGATGGGACCTCGGCACGGCCAATCAGTGTCGTTGACACGCACCGGAATCCGATCGATCCGAATCGAATCGGGAATGGCTCAATTGCGAACATCAAGCTACTTCTCCGCCCATACGAAATCAAGGACCCGAAGGGGCGTGTCACAAAGCATGGAGTTGCCAAGACTCTGCAAAAGATCCAGATCACCAATTACATCCCGTACGAACCGGTAGACGACGACTTCGACTACGAAGACGCGGAGGAGCAGGTTGATGAGGGCTATACTGACGGCGAATACGCTGAGGGCGATGTTCAAGGCCCGCAGTATCGCTAAAAAGGTTCAAAGGACTCAACAGAGTCTTGCTTAGGACCTCATTAGAGAGCCGGAACCTAGAGAGAAGGAAGCCGTCCTGCGGGGCGGCTTCTAATCTTTGCTATGTCTCATCTCTGCAACACAGGGGTTCGGCAGAGCCTCACAACACAAATGAAAGGGTCAATCCAAACAATTCAACCAAGCCTAAGCTAGGCTTCCATGAATTTTCAAAGACTCGAAGAGTCTCGTTCTCAATGGCATGACTCAAACAACCATAAGGACTCGAAAGGTTCGGCAGAACCTCACTCAGAGCCTTATAGTCCTGCCGAAATCTACTTCTCAACACAAGTCCATTTATCAAATGCCTACTATTGTTCGCCCTGCTGTCAAGACCGCCCCTGCCGCTGCCAAGCCCGTCGTTCGTGCCCCGGCTGCCACCCCTGCCAAGCCCGTTGCTAAGCCTGCTGTTGCAGCTGCCCCTGCCAAGCCTGCTGCTCGCCCGGCCCCTGCTGTTCCAGTCAAGACAGTTGCAAGGCCTGCTGTTGCTGCTGCTCCGGCCAAGACCCCTGCGCGTCCGCCCATGAAGCCCGCTCCGGCTGGCCCACGCAAGGCCGCTCCTGTTCAAGAGCCTCTGCTCGAAGAGCTGCAAGAAGAGTTGATCGAGGAAGGTACTGAAGAGCACGTCGAGGAAGGTACTGAAGAGCACGTCGAGGAAGGCACAGAAGAAGTCATCGAAGAAGAGTACGTCGAGGAGGGCACGGAAGAAGTCGTCGAAGACGAATTCGAGGAAGAAGTTCCTCCGGCTCCCGCCCCGCGTCGTGGTCCTCCGGTCCAAGCTGCTCGTGCTGCCGCGCCGGCGCCCCGGGTTGCCAGTCGCCCTGTCCCTGCCGCTCCGCCAGCTCCTGCTGCGAAGAAGAAGGGTCCGATCCCTGCGCAACTCGCTCCGCACCTTCAGAAGGGTGCCGCTGCGCTGGCCGAATGGCGTGCCGCTCGTCAGGCTGCCATTGATGGCGGAGAAGAGACCTGGGCCGCATGGCAAGCAGAGCAGGCTGAAAAGAAGGCCAAGAAGACGCTGACGCCTATCCGCGCGATTAGGAACTTCTGTTTGCATTGCACCGGAGGGGTGCGTGTGGACATCACCCATTGCTCTGCCACCGAGTGCCCGCTCCATGTGTTCCGGCCGTTCCAACCGGGCACTGCCGAAGAGCACGAAGCCGCCTAAGCGGAGAAAGCCTCACCTGAAAGACTCGCCAGAGTCTCGTTATGATAGCTGGCCTTTAGGACTCTCCATGAATCCTTTTGGTCAGCTATAAAATGGGAAGAAAGAAATGGAATCACTCGACGTGTTCAACACATTCGTTTTGTACAGCCAACGGCATGACGTATACATGCCTGCAAGGCTGCCGAAGAAAACGCCTAACAAATGGTCTGCCTGGGATCCCGCAGACGAAGACCCTGACAAGGAACCGATCCCACGGACATTTCCTTCACTGAAGGCTGCAGATGACGCCCGCTATCACTGGATGCGGGCCGATTCCAGCCGTCAGCTGAACGACCTGGTCGTGCTCAAGGCAGAGCTGAACATTTTCCGTTGATGAAGGAGCGCCCCCGAAAGGGGGCTTCAAATTGCAATGGCAGATTTCATGCCTAATGATGACTATTATGACCGCATGCTTCCTTTCTATCTACAAGAGAACAAGCAACGCGATCTGAAAGCACTCGAAGCACAACTGAAACGAACGAAGAAGAACGCAAAGGAGAAAGCTAAAAGACTTGTCGGAGTCTCGTTACAGTATACTATGAAGCCAGATGATGGAGAGCTCTATTTAGCATACCTACGTAGCAAAAATGCAGAGGAACCCTCCTGGAAAATCTATCTACGACGTGCAAACGCAGCTGAAAATAGGATGATTGACGAGATGGACAAAGAAGAACTGGAACGCAGCCGAAAAAATTCGCCCCCGGAGGCCTTCTGGCCGTTTGAACAGGGCACGAATGAAGATGAAATGGCAGGAGATGAGCTTGAGGAAGGCTACGCCATGCCACTGTCAGAGGAAATGCGGGAAGCGCTCGAACGCGCGAAGCAAGAGATGATAAGCATGGAGCAGAGGCTGCCGCAAGAGGCACCAGTAAACGACATATCTGAAAAAGAAAACTTCATTCAAAGGACTGTTGAGAAGCCTCCGTATTACCAGGATGTACTACCAAACCTTGTACCAAACCTGCAGTACTACGAGCTCGTCCTCGGGCTTACACGCGCAAAGCATGAAAGGATTTTAATCCTTAAAGCAAAAACAATCAAGTACCTCCTCCGTGCTGGCAAAAAGGAATCGAATACCATTGAGGTCGAACTCCGAAAAGCACGTTGGTACATGCAGAAGATCGAAGAACTTATGCAGAAGTCCTACAGCTTCTTCGATAACGAACTCTGCAATAACGACCCAGCTGAAGTTACACTGCATCTGAAAGGAAACGCAGTTCCTGCCGCAAAGGTTGCGGAGCACTTGGTCGCACGTTTTCCTTACAGGCAGGGCGTACTGCTGTTCAGGGTATATCTCGGCGTTTTCAATACTTTTGAAGCAGATAGGAGCGATACCCACATCAAAGAAGCACTCCTAGCGATTGACGAGCTGATCGAAATGGTGGAAAACGACAGCTAAGTGAATAACGCCCTCGCAAGAGGGTTAAGCAAGCAACGCCCTCGAAAGAGGGCTAGATAAGCTGAAGGAATATGAGCCAAACAATTGTTCGCCCGATGCGATTCTGTCGCGAAAACCCGGATATCCAAAAGCTGGAGTACCCACTTTACGTGATGCCGAAGCTAAACGGTATCCGTTGCGTGGTCTCTAGGCCACAGGGGGAGCCTCAAGACATGCCAGCACCACTTACAAACACGTTGGCAATCATTCCGAACCTCAAAGTTCAGAATGAATTCACTGGCGTAGAGTACGAAGGACTTGACGGAGAACTGATTGCTGGACCTTCCAATGCACCGAATGTATTCGAGAGGACCTCTCGTTTCGTTCGAGCTCGTGAGGCATCCGACAAGTTCATGTTCTTTGTCTTCGACTACTGGGACCGTCCTGGCAAGACGCCGTACAAAGAACGACTGAAAGAACTGGAGTTTATGGTACACCAAAGCAAAATGCATCCGCAAATTGCATTGGTACCGTATGTTCTGGCGAAGGGTCCTGTTGATATCATCGATGCCTATGAAAACCTGGTGAAGAAGTGGAAGTATGAAGGTCTGATCCTCCGGAACCCGAATGGGTTGTACAAGTTCGGTCGGACTACCATGTTGGAAAACAACTCATACAAGCTCAAGCCAACAAGGTCTGGAGAAGCCATCGTTATCGGTATCGTGGAGGCGATGAAAAATGAAAACGAGCTTACAGTAGATCCCAGAGGCTACGCAAAGAGAAGCAAGAAAAAAGACAAGCTGACTCCGAAGGGAACGATGGGATCTCTGTATGTGCAAGACTTGAGGACAAAGGCCAAGTTTCACATCGGGACGGGATTCTCGGACAAGGACCGTGAGTGGTGGTACCTACAGCAGGCAGATAGTGTGCCTGCTTTCATTGTGCGTTACAAGTTCTTCGAGATCGGGTCGCAAGGAGCTCCGCTACAACCTGTCTACGACGGACTTCGCGACAAGTTTGACATTGCGAAAGAGTAGTACAAGCTAAGAAATGCCAGGAGAGAAAACAATGCTAAGTGAATACATCAAGCTTCTACTGCTGTTCGGCTACCGGGCAACAAAAGAAGAGCAAGCACAGGATGGCGTACAACTATTCGAAGGGCAATGGTACAACCCACTCTATGGCGTACACACTCTCGAAACTGTCTTGAGTAAGCATGGGAAACATGAGCTAATTACCTGGGAGTACCTGCTGGAGAAGCCTAGAGAACCACAAGTCTTTCAAGACGGTCTGAACACGCGGCATGACATGCGATGCCCTGTTCTGCCAGGCAAGTACGCAGTACTCAACATGAAGAACGGAGTGTTCTGCCCGAGCTACACCGCGCAGGCGCAAGGATGGTTCCTAGTGAAGGCAACAACAGCATTCCAACGGCTACTGCTGAGATTCTTCTTCAAAGAAAGCTTATGACATTGAAGGTTAGAAAAGCGATTCGCAAGAAGGTTGTATTCAGACGAAGAGTCGGAGAGCCTGCCCCATTACAAACTCCAAAGTTCAAGTCAACATTCGCAGTGCCCGATGATGGCTGGGTGAATCTGAAAACGATATCTGCCAAGATGTTGGACGCGAGCGCAACACTGTATGAGGTCTCCTGCGCGCATGACCATGACACTCTACGAGAGGGAGACCTAGTATGGGTAGTGGCGGATCAACAGGAAGTTACTGTATTGATGCGAACAGATTGGACGATCCATAAAACGAGCGGGAGACCAACAACAGACAACAAGGCTGGCTGGCACGTATACCTCAGAACAGTACCAACAAAGGTAATGCGATAACAACCTTTAAGGAATGCAATTGAAGACCATTATCGCAGGCAGTAGAAGCTGTAAAAACAGACTCATATTGCTAACTGCACTGCATCGTTGTGGTTGGACTCCTACTGCAGTCGTCAGTGGGGCCGCGCCTGGTGCAGACAGACTAGGAGAGCGATGGGCAGCTGCAATGAACATCCCATGCTTCAGGTTTCCTGCAGACTGGGATCGCTACGGAAAAGCTGCGGGCTACATACGAAATGAAACAATGGCAGCAAATGCAGAGGCACTCATAGCACTGTGGGATGGTAGGAGCCCTGGCACGAAGCACATGATTGACATTGCAAGGAAGAAAGGACTTAAGGTTTATGTCCACAGATTCTAGGAAATCAATTGGTGAGAACTAACACATGACTCCACTACCAGTGATTGGAATGCCAATGTACATGGTCCTTGTTTTGCTTGTTTCCATCCTCTTTGTTGGGGTGCTGCTTGCGATGGTGTACAACGCCCACAAGCCGACGCCTCTGCTAAGGGAACTGAACTATCGCCCATCACTCTCAAATCACAACATGCTTCCCAACTATCATCCAGAAACAGGCATCAGGTATGGGGTAATCAACCCACGTTCTCTTGATCCAGACATTCTAGACGCGTTGACTTGCAATGAATACCTTTGCGACGTAGAAGAACGCGAAGATGGCGATGACCGAGAAGGTGAATATGCAGGAGAGTACCAAGGTGTGAAATTCCACCTGATGTATGGTGCAATGCCACTGCTATTCATTGTGGGTGGCGCTACAGGCTACGCCTCTTCGCTATGTTCCCCGTGTGTTCCGAATGCTGCGAATCTAGATGAACCATTTGCAGGGATGTACGACCCGGTAAATTTCAAGCATCTGTGCTATGTTCTTCCACATCATTGGATTCTAGAACATGAGTAATTCGATCTTTGTATTTGGCAGTAATCTAGCTGGGCGGCATGGAAAAGGCGCTGCCATGCACGCAAGATCGCATCATGGTGCAGTGTACGGAGTTGGAAAAGGAAGGACAGGAAACTCCTACGCAATCCCGACAAAAGACGAGAAGTTAGTGCCGTTACCGCTGCATGCAATTGAGGCACATGTTGAGGACTTTCTGAAGTATGCGAGGAGGCATCCAGAGCTACAATTCAGAGTTACCAAAGTTGGCTGCGGATTAGCAGGCTACAAGCAAGAGCAAATGGCCCCGCTGTTTGCAGATGCCCCTGCAAACTGTAGCTTTGCAGACTGGGAGAAGTAATGTACACGCTAGAGGAAGTCTATTGGCATACCGCTGAGGAGCTCGCAGAAACAATCCAAGCTATCGCCAAGATGCAGAGGTTTGGAATAACAACTGTGAATCCTTTCACAAACAAACCGAATATCCAAGTATTCCTTGCAGAGAGCTTCCAAGCTGTAGTACTGCTAGACATCTTGCATAGAAGGCTTGGATTCAAGATGCCGAGAGTAACTGAAGACGATCGTATAAAAGCAACAAGGAAGTTCAAAGCATGGCAGGAATTCGCGGCGGATCGAGCTACCGGGCGCATGATCCAGCCACCTCCAAAGGATGAAGAACTTTACGCTGGTTGAATCATGACGATATGGAACTTAGCAGGGGCACTACTCCTAGTACTACTCGGCCTCTTTGTAACAAGAAAGCTCTCCAGGCTAGAGCGGATGCAGTATGAATCTGAACAGAAATCAAAGCTCATCGAAGAGCTCACAAAGAGAACAGGCGCAGTTGTGCTTGGAGATGGCCCGTAAACACGTCAGGCCGTTGACGGTAGTAACAGCCTCTCCTCGAATGAAAAGGAACATGCGAATACTGGTCCACTCAGTTCTAGCAGACTACTTCAGACGCTTTGATAGGAAGCCCACGAAGGTGTTCAGTCTAGACATAGCGCTAGTGGATGCCCTTGGTGCAAAAAACAAAGAAACAGGGAAGGTTGGAATGACTATAGTGACGGAGAGGCACATCCTAGTGCAAGTCACTGACCCGTTCCTGGCAGAAGACTGTCACTCATCCCACAGCTATGGTCACACGCAATACCTTAACACAATATGCCACGAGCTAGTACATGTCGCGCAGGCGCTCACAGAGCAGCCGTTAACATTGCAACGAGCCACTAGTATGGAAGCATATTACAGAAGTATTCCAGAAAAGGAAGCCAATGCGCTTGCACCGATGTACGTAGACATGTTTGCTGTACCACTGTTCCCTTAAGATAGACAACCATGACAAAATTGTTCGATATTGAATCAAATGGACTTCTGAATGAAGCGACAACAATTTGGATTCTAACATTCTACGATTTTGAGAAGAAGACACTTCAATCATTCTCTGACTACGACGAAGAGCTGCCTCCACTAGATGAAGGATTAGCACAACTGTTGGCAGACCAAAACGAAATCCTTGCCGGGCATAACATACTCGGATACGACTTCCCGCTGCTAAGGAAGCTAAAAGGAATCAAGATAAATCCAAGGCAGCCAGCAGCAGATACGCTGATCATGTCAATGGTTTTTCGTTATGTAAGAAGCCATAGACATAGCCTAGAAGGATGGGGCAAATTCTTCAGGCAACCAAAAATGGAGATTGAGGTTTGGTCAGAGTACACCAAGGATATACGAGAACGCTGCGAATCAGACGTCATGCTCAATGTACGAGTCTTCGAGCATCTCAATAGAGAGTACGCAAAACTGTTCAAGCTGAACCCGCTAATTGAACTAGGGTTGTGGGTGGAGCATAGGTTCTCAAAGATTGCTGCACGTATTGAGCGGTATGGCTGGAGATTCAACAAAAAGAGCGCAGTACAGCTGATTGCGGAAACAAGCGAGCGCATGGCAGAAATTGAAGACCAGCTCGAGCCGATGATAGGCATGGTCCTAATCAAGTTGGATAAACGAGGGACATACAAAAATCCAAAGTGGAATAAGAATGGGAAGTACTCGATGCAAACTGCGAGATACTTCGAAATACCACAAGAAGATGGCCTCGAAGAACTGCCTACAGTCCTAGGCCCATTCTGTCGCGTAACCTTCAGACAAGGCAAACTAAGTTCCGATCTGGTGCTGAAGCAATGGCTGACAAGCATTGGTTGGAAACCAGACGAGTGGAACTACGAGAAGATCAACGGGAAGATTGTTCAGAAATCACCGAAACTAACGTCAACATCGCTTGAAGTACTCGGAGAAGTTGGTGCATTGGTTGATGAGTACAATACCGTAAAGAATAGACACGGTATCCTAGAAGGCTGGGTAGAGAACGCCAGTAACTCTGCAGACAAACGACTGCATGGCTCGATGTTCACCATCGGCACGCCGACGATGCGCTGTAGACACAAGGTAGTCGCGAATCTACCAACGGTTGAGTCAAAGTACGGGCCTGAAATGCGTGCCCTGCTGGAGGCACCGCCAGGGTACCTTCTGGTTGGGGCGGATTCATCAGGTAACCAAATGCGAGGTCTGTGCCACTACATCGGGAATGATGAATTCACAAGCGAAGTCATCTCTGGTGATGTGCATATGCGGAATGCAAATGTACTCAAGGAATTCACCAACAACGAGCCGAATCGTCGGAAAGCCAAGCCATTCTTGTATGCTTTCTTATTTGGCGGATCTCCACCAAAGCTAGCAAGCATTGTGACGGGACACAGGGACAAGACGACTGGCGATCAAATCGTAAAGAAATTTCAAGATTCAATCCCCGGGCTCGAGAAGGTCAGACGGGGCCTAGAGAACAAGTATGCGGAAACAGGAGCACGCTTCGGTCAGAAATTTGCGCATATCAGAGGCATAGATGGGCGGCCACTCTTCTCTGACTCTAAGCACAAACTACTTGTTGCGTTGCTGCAGGCACTTGAGAGTCTGACGTGCAAGGCAGCGGCGGTTTATCTGGAAGATGCCTTGATGGATGAAAGAATTCCACATGAGTTTGCGCTACATTACCACGATGAGTTGGTAATCGTTGTGCGAGAAGCGGACGCAGAGCGCGCAGCTGTACTCGCAGCAGAAGCCTTCCGTGAGGCGCCTAAGATGTTTGGTGTAACATGCATGGACGGGCAGGCCAAGATCGGGAAAAACTACGCGGAGATCCACTAAAGTCATGTCTAAAGAACGAAACAAGAAACCGCTACCTGCGAGTATCCCTCCATTTGATATTGCCATCATGGATCTGGATACGCTCCCATACATATTCGGATGGACACACGAAGATGTTGAGATGGGAATGCGTGCCATTGATGGGTGGCTAATCAGTGTGATGGACTACCTGAAGGTCTCAGAGAGTGTTGGGTTCATCAAGGGAGTTGATAACTTCAGGCTAATCAACGATCCAAACTACAAGTCAAAGAGAAAGGACAGTATTGCCCCAGATATCCGGGCACGCATTGATCGTCTGTATGAGTACCTGATGGAGATTGCCACAGAAAGTGTAGATGCGGAAGCAGACGATTATTGCTCCATTCAAATGTACCAGGAGCTGTCTGACGGCAAGAATCCAGTAGTGGTACACGTTGATAAGGATTTGAACCAAATACCTGGATGGCACTACAATCCAAAGAAAAATGATGCTTACTTTGTATTGCCTGAAGAAGGCTACACTGTGATGATCAAGCAGCTGCTCAGTGGCGACTACACGGATGGTGTGGTTGGCATCCCGGGACGTGGTCCTGCGTGGGCAGAAAAGGTCTTCATGGAGTACCAACGCGAGCTCTCTGGTATCCTGGAGTTCGTGTACAGCGTCTACCGGAGGGAGCTAAAAGGGAATGCGCAGGCAGCCTTTGTAAACACTGCAAATCACATCTTCATTAGAACAAATCTAGAAGATCTTCGTTGGTTGACATTCGACGAGCTTATGGATAGGCTTAAGTGGGATGGCGATGACAAGGTATGCTACTGGCCGAAACAACAGAGTGGGATCAGACAGCTCTTGATTGAGTCGGTAGAGATACCGCACAAGAGTGCAACAGTAGAGCACAAATGGAACCAAGAAAAAGATATAGAACGCCTTGGAAATGTCGGAGTAAGGCTGCTTTCGCCAACTACCAAGATTCCTTTGGCTTCATCTACCAGATCACATGTATCCCAACGGGTGAAAGATACATCGGGAAAAAGTCGTTTCACGTCTATCGTGGAAAGAAGCGCCTACGCGAGAGTAGCTGGCGCCATTACAAGGGGAGCAGTGAGGAAGTAAAAGCACTGATGCTGGACCATCCGCTAAGTTCCTTTGAGTTCAGGATATTGTTTATAGCAAAGACCAAGGCAATCTGGTCTCATGCTGAAAGCAATATCCTGCACAAACTGGATTGCTTAACATTGACTACGTCGGATGGCTACCCAGCATACTTGAACAAAAGAGTGAATGAAGTCAAGTGGATTGCGAAGGACTACCCGCATGATGAGATAGAAGACGTTGTTAATTACCTCATTCGAGAGAGAAATAGAGAAAGAAACAAATGACATGGTATCATGAGAAGTGTCCAAACCCAGATTGTAACAGCTCCGATGCATTCTCTCACCAAGATGGCGATGTTTTCGGGTACTGCTTCAGTTGCGGACACTCAGCCCCGCTTGATGGCAGTGGTGCAGCGCGCGTAGGAAAGAGGATGCCTCCTTCTGTAGTTTCAAATGGAAAAAGACAACTTACAATCGAGGAAATCTCCACATTCCCAGAGGGAGATGTGCTCGAGCGTAAGATTACAGAGTTGGTAGTCTCCCACTTTGGCCTGCGAGTACAGTACGGCAGAGAAGGACAAATCGAAAAGCACTTCTACCCGTACACAAAGAAAGGGAAAGTAGTAGCTTACAAGTGTCGGACACTACCAAAGACATTCACTACTATTGGGAACTTCAAGAATGTCGAGCTGTTCAACCAAGCTAATTGTGCAGGTAACAAAAAGTTAATCATCACTGAAGGTGAGCTTGATGCGATGGCAGTGGCACAAGCCCAGTACAGTCGGTACAAGCGCTTCTACCCTGTAGTCTCATTGCCAAGTGCAGCTGCAACAGAGGCACTGATTCGGGAACTCGAATTCATTCGTAGCTACGAGCAAGTCATCCTAGCATTCGATATGGATGAGCCTGGTCGTGCGGCAGTGGACAAGGCTGCTAGAATCATCGGCTTCGAGAGAGTACGAATCGCCAATCTACCGTCGAAAGACCCGTGTGAGGTACTGCTGGAGCATGGCCCAGAAGCACTCATGCAGGTGCTCTTTGATGCGAAGGCATACAATCCTGCAGGTATTGTGTCTGGCGAGACCATTTGGGAGACATTCAAAAACCATAAAGCAAAGGTCTCCATACCATACCCGTCCTGCCTCTCTGGGCTGAACATGCGCATTAAGGGAATGCGCCTCGGTGAGATTGTTCTCTTCACGAGTGGCACTGGGTGTGGAAAGAGTACTGTGGTGAAGGAAATAGCATACCACCTACTCCAAACTACCGAAGTGCATGTTGGGTTGGCGGCGCTAGAGGAATCAGTCGGGGACACTGCCGAGAAGTTCATTGGTATCGCATTGAATCACAGCCTCTCGAACGAAGATGACCAGCCTACAGAAGAAGAGCTTCGCGAGGCATTCGATTCAGTCTTTGGCTCAGAACGCTTAATTCTTCTTGATCACCAAGGCTCAGTAGCTGATGAGTCGTTATCGGAAAAGATCGAACAACTCGCCCTAATGGGCTGCTCTCATATTTTCCTGGACCACATCACAATTGCAGTGTCTGAGGGAACGGAAGGAAACCAAGGTGGGAATGAGGCGATTGACGCAGTGATGAGCGACCTGCTAAAAATCGTGAAGAGGAATAACATTTGGCTGGGTATCGTCAGTCACCTTCGTAAGACACCTGTTACTATCAAGAAGTCCTTTGAAGAGGGCCGGATGCCATCTTTGGATGATATCAAAGGCTCTGGTTCAATCAAACAGATTGCCTTTGATGTTGTAGCCTTTGCAAGAAATACAACTGCTGAGAGCGAAGAAGAAAGAAGCAGAACACAGCTATGCGTACTAAAAAGCAGGTACACTGGAAACACTGGACTAGCAGGGGAATACACATACTCTGCTGAAACAGGGAGAATCTCACTAGTAGACATTGATGACTTTGCGTAATCTAGTTCTCTGAATGAGTCTCGTACAAGTTGAAGGCATATGAACGCGCTAGAATACTTGATGAAACGTGTGGAAACTGTCGTAGTCGATTCTGAAAAGATCTACAACGAAGGCGCAAGACTACTAGCGAATTACCCGCACTGGGCCATAGAGCTGCCACACTTCATTGATCTTTGCTGGGACAACCTAGTGAAGTGCTGCGTAAGAAACAAGCATGCGAGCCATAGTTCTGAAGTAAAACTGACCTTCATAAGCCATTCCCTTGGGCAGCGACTTGCTGTACTGATTGGTGAAGATGAAGATGATATCAAGACAGCGCTGTCCCTCGGTGATATCATGCTTGAAACCTTCTTGCAGGAGGGCAAGATTGAGATCTTTCGCCAGTACGAGGGGCATGCGGCACCATACATCGTGAGGCTCACTGGCGCAGAGGCAGACCGAGAGCCTGCCCCAACACTGATAGGGACGACCTTCATGGAACCGGCGCCTATCACAAATCTGTTCAGCCCGATAACCGGCGAGCCATACATCAAGGGCTGGAAATCAAACAAGCTGTTCAAGGAGTATCTTGGGCAGCCATTCGTACGGGCGCTAGAGAAGATGCGCGCAGTGCGTTGGGAATTGAACATACCGGTGCTGGAAGTACTCAAGGCGAATCCACCACCAAACTTCATCGAGTTGGTAAGCCAGTCTGACGGAGAGATTCACACACTGATGGTAGGGCAATCGCCTGCCACATTGCGAAAGAAAGATCTGTGCTACCTGGATGGCTCTGTATTCCAGGGCAAAAAGGACATCCGATTCCAACGTGTGATTAGCAAGTGGTTAGAGTACAAGCAGATTGTAGCTAAGGCTGATCTGGTAATTCGGCAAGGAGGTACCTTTTATCAAGAAGTCTCTTGCGATTACCGTGGCCGAGTGTACTACTCTGAGTCCTTCCTGGAGTATCAGGGGGCGGATTCGGCACGTAGCCTATTCCTATTCGCAGAGAAGCAGCCGGTAACTAACAGAGGCAAGTTCTGGCTGATGGTGCAGGCAGCAGTCGCCTACAACCAGAGCTACACGATAGCTGAGCTGCGGAAGCTTCGGTGGCCCACCACGAACTACATGCTATATCTGCAGCAAGAAAAACTGGATTCCATTAGCGTTGACAAAATGACCCTGCAGGACAGATACCTGTGGGCAAAGAATAATCTGTACAAGTTCTGTCAACCTCTGCCGTATCTCTGCCCTGAAGCCGAGAAACCATACGCATTCCTAGCAATCTGCTACGAGCTATACAACCTAGAAAGAAATCCAGATTACCAGTCGGGGTATCCACTGCCTATCGACGGTGCAAATAATGGTTGGCAACACCTAGCAGCGATCTCGAAGGACAGGGAAGCAGGTGATCTAGTCTCACTAACAAAAGCACCGATACAGCGGGACTTCTACATTACTGTAGCGAAGAAGCTAAGAGAGTATGCGGCAGAGTGGTTTGCTGCTAGAGATATGCCAATGAAGCATGTCCGGAAAGGAATCGCCAAACGAGGGGCGATGACTCGAGCTTATACTGCAGGCAAAGAGCGTATTGCAAAGAATATGCATGACGACTGCCACGCAGAAGGCTTCTGTGTAGTGTACGATATCGCAGAGGAAGACTGCAGCTACCTTGCAGGACAACTTATTGAAGCGATCAACGAAGTCTGCAAGGGGCCTCTCCGTACAACAAAATATCTGCAGAAAGTTGTGGCACATCAGCTTGATGCTGGTAGGAACGTCATCAGCTGGGTCACTCCAAGCGGCTTCCCTGTAGTGTACAAGGCATACCTTCAACAAAAGAGAAAACAGAGAGGCACGATACGTGGCCTACCAAACAGCAAAGATGGTAGGATTATGCACATCATGCGTGTAGACATCATCGCAAAAGAAACGAAGACAAAAGTGCCATGCCGCAGGTCATTTGCGAGCGGCATCAGTCCAAACTTTGTGCACAGCATGGATGCTGCCCATTTGTGCAATACCGTGGTAGCCTACGACGGGAACTTCGCGGGGGTGCATGATACTTTCGCAGTGCATGCGTCAGGCGTAGACTTTTTAATTGAAGTAACGAAGGCAACATTTATTGCACAGTACGATGTCCCAAATTTCTTTGATGTAATTGATGAGCTGCTAATAACACATGACAGAGACTCTTTCAGGATTCCCGCTCCAGAACTTGGAACACTTAACATTGAGGAGGTCAACAAAAGTGACTACTTCTTCTGCTGAAGGTCGTACATCACGGCAACTTCAGGATGCCCCTCAGGGCGCGTTGTTTGTATGGTGTAACGAAAGAATCAGTTATCCAAAAGGACTAGCACGTTTCCTGAAGAGAGAGGATATTGAAGTGCTGCCACTATCAGCGTTAAGCTTTGTAGGGATGTGTAACAGATGCCCCAGTGTCGTTATTGTGGATCACGCAGCTAACCTTTCTGCAGAAGCCCTATACGTATTAAGTACCATGCGAATAAGAAGTCTGTCTAGTAATACGACTAAGTCGCATCCGATGGCAGATGAGCTACCAGAGATGTGACTGCAGTCGGTACCTAATGACCTCGTCTCCAGCAATATAGACTCAGCAAAGACGCCTCCGCGTCCCACAAAGACTCATCAGAGTCTCGTTAGTGAAAGAGAAGTAAAATGATGACACCATACCAAGAGTACATCGCGAAGTCTAGGTACAGCAAGCACATCCCAGAACAACAACGACGAGAGCATTGGCCTGAGACTGTTGATAGATGGATTCATTTCTTTCAAAACAACATTACAATCGATCATGAAATTAGCCGAAGCCCGCACATTTGGGGGAAGCTGAGGCAAGCTTTTATCGATCTACAAGTGCTGCCCTCAATGCGTGCAGTCATGATGGCAGGCCCTGCGCTAGCGAAGACGCATATCGCAGGCTACAACTGCAGTTACACACCAGTAGACGATCTGAGAGTGTTTGACGAAGTTCTGTACATCCTCATGTGCGGGACTGGAGTTGGCTTTTCTGTGGAAAGAAAGTATGTAGACCAGCTACCTACTATCCCTGAGAAATTCACATCGCTGTATATCATGGAACCGATTACAGTGGAAGATACGAAAGAGAGCTGGGCACTGTCGTACAGGGAGCTTGTAGGCTCTCTGGCGAAGGGCATCCTACGTACATGGGATACCAGCCGAGTCCGCCCAAAAGGAGCAATTCTACGAACATCGGGAGGGCGAGCGAGCGGGCCGGAGCCACTTGTAGAACTGTTTGAGTTCACGACGAAACTCTTCACCGGAGCAGCCGGACGTAAACTTACCTCGATGGAAGTACACGACATTATGTGTAAGATTGGTGATGTCGTGATCGTTGGTGGCGTACGACGCTCTGCACTGATATCCCTTGGGGATGTGGATGACGTGGCCCACTGCTACGCAAAGAATGGGAACTGGTATGAGACAGATCCAATTCGCAGTATCGCCAACAACAGTGCTGTATATCATGGAAGACCAAGCTACGATGTCTTCCAGAAGAATTGGCAGGCCCTGATCGACAGCCGCTCAGGAGAGCGCGGCATTTTCAACCGGCGTGCTAGCCAGCTCCAGGCAGCGAAACATAACAAGAGGCCTGAGTATGTGGAGTATGGTACGAATCCCTGCTCTGAGATCATTCTCAGCCCATCCCAATTCTGCAATCTGAGTACAGTCATCGCTAGACCCACAGATACCGAGAGTAGTCTTGTTCAAAAAGTAATTTTGGCCACAATCGCAGGCACGCTGCAAGCGGCGCTCACGAAGAACATGCCGATCCTGCGAGAGAAGTGGAAAATTGCTACTGAAGCAGAAAGATTGCTAGGGGTCTCTATCTCTGGCATCTACGAATGCCCTCTGCTGAATACCGTGGGAGCAGACACGGCTAATCGGCTCCTGCGGCTGCGCGATATCGCACACCAGACAAATAGGCGCTGGGCAGAGGCTATTGGTATCACACCCGCAACTGCGATTACCTGCGTGAAACCGGAAGGGACAGTGAGCCAGCTGACAGGCTCTACATCTGGTATCCATCCAGGGCATTCGAAGTACTACGTGCGTCGCGTTCGACAGAACATGATGGAACCGCTGTGCCGGTTCATGATCGAAAGCGGAGTGCCCTGGGAACCTTGCAAGATCAACCCTGATGAGATGGCAGTGTTCAGTTTCCCGATGTCTACCGCCGCTATTACTCGGGATCAGGTATCCGCCATCGAGCATCTAAAGCTGTGGCTGCAGTACCAACGCTACTGGTGTGACCATAAGCCTTCTGTAACGATATCAGTGAAGGACAACGAGTGGGATGCCGTTGGTGACTGGGTGTGGGAGCACTTCGATGAATGCACAGGCATCAGCTTTTTGCCCTACGACATGGGCTCGTATGAGCAAACACCATACGAAGAAGTTTCTGAAGAGGAGTACATCAAGCTCACGTTACAAGAAGTCAGGATCGATTGGTCAAGTTTCGTGGAAACAGAAGACAATATTGTTAGTATGAAAGAGCTTGCATGTACTGCAAATGGTTGCACAATCTGAAACTGGTGAGTCTTTAAGAGGCTACTATGATGAACAAGAAAGTAACTGAGCTACCAAAGCGAAATTACAACATCTTCGCTGCACAAGGAGATACTGAAACAACTGACATGGATGTCGTAGAGACGCTCGGGTTGGACCCACAGGTTGCCTACACGCCGAATATCAACCTTGCTGCTGCAAAGAAAATGGAGGAAGAGAACATCAAGGGGTACATGGCACAAGGACTGCCAGAGGCGCAGGCCCGGTCGCTGGCGAAAGAGCATTACAACGCAATGATGGCCACACTACAGGAGCTTGGCCTGGAAGTAAAACTATGAGCATTACGAACAAGCGTATCCTCGAAATTGCCTTCAAAGTTGAAGAAGCCCGCCGCGCACAGCTACCGCTGGATAGCGAGCAGTTCAATCCAGAATACTTTCTTGCTCATCTGAACGCAGATGAAGAGGCAATCGAAAGAATCATTTCTGAAAAGGAAGTAGAGGAGGCTGACCGGCATCGTCAGTGGAGGATTGAGAAAGAGGCGGATGGCTGGGTCTGGGGGCCTCAATTCAATGCTGGCATGAAGACACATCCGCATCTTGTTGAATACCAGTACCTCCCAGAAGCCTGGAGGCAACAAGCTGTGGCCTTCCGCGTTCTCGTGCAAGAGCTAGCGGCCCTCCGTGCTGAACTACAAGCAGGCATGAAGGAAGAAGCATCAGAGGAACAACCCGCAAAACATACAAAGAAGCACAAGTAAAGCCCTCGTGACGTAACCCAAATAAGGTACAGTATGATTGCCTTCCTATTCAAGGTATTCGCGCTCATTGTGCTCGCCCCTGCGGTGGCCCTCGGCGGTATCGTGATCTTCATTCTCCTGGTGATTCTTGGCAATACTCTACTCCACTAGTTCAAAGGACCAACAGAAGAATCACAATGGGTCATTATGCCGCAGAGATGCAGCTCGAAAGAAATACATGGAAACGATGATTCAACCGAAAGTCACATGCTATCGGCAACTGACCGAGGCTGCTGAGGTGGCGCTGATGAATGAGGGTAAGAGGCTTGCAGAGCAATGCGGGGGCATACATTGCTAAGCTGCGAGAACATGCAGACATCAGCCGCAAACATACTGAGCCTATGCTGGAACCGGCACTGGATCAACGATGGATTAGCATCGGTGCGACTCATTTACAACAGGGGTTCATGTGTGTAACACGGGGTATTGCGCAGCCAACTACCTTCTAGAGGACAGTATATGACGACATATCGCATGTACCGATGCAACCTGTGCAGCGACTACATCAAGCCTACAGACTCCACGAGCAAGGAAGGCTTCGGCGTGCATTTCTTGGCCAGTGGCTCCGCTGTATTCAAGCGTCCGCACGAGACCGAGCATCATATCTGCCACCAGTGTGCCGTGAGCGTGCACAATGAGATGCGCAAGGTGATGCCGGCAGGCTAATCTCCTTGTCGGAATTTGAAGCCCGCTAGTGGCGACCCGGATGGGTTACCGCTAACGGGCTTCTTTTTTGCTTACCTAACGAAACTTTGAGTCTTTCGACCTGGTTAGAACTTCACTTCTTCATCGTCAGCAGGCTTCCTTCCCACCGCAGGCGACTTCACTACAAGGTCCTCCCCACCGAAAGGTGTCTTTTCAGGGGCATTCACCTCACGGGCGCGAGGCGGTTTCAGTTTTGTGGCCTCTCCTTTCTTTTGCTTCGGCTTGACAAGTGCTGCCCCGCTAGGTGACATCTGCCAAATGCCTGCAGTGCCTGCCCGGCTGTTCAGCAGATCTCCAGCTCGACGCGTAGACGCTTCAAAATTCCTTGCCCAAGGCTCCAGAATATCGGATGGACCGTCAAGCTGAAGATAACGCTCTGCCAAATTCACCAGCTCGTATACCTTGAATGGCGATACTGCAATGTACTTCGCTTGCGTCGGAGTAAGCTTGTGTGAAGGAATCCAACCGTGCTGCTCAGCTTGCTTGAGAATCTCTTTCGTTCTCTTGATTCTATCGAGCTTAGCAGCTTCCTTCCTTTCGCTCATCTTCCTCGCCAGAGGCTGTGTAGTTGCTGCCGCTTCATTAAGAACGAATCTCTCGTAGGCCTCATCGAATAACGCGCCGAGTGCTGCAAACTCCCCCTGCGTCCCGATGCCAACCACAGAGTCTGGCCTGCGCGTACGCATGTCGTCGAACAGATCGGCTTTCGCCCAGCGAACTACCTTTGCAATACGTTTACCGAACTTCGCAATCTGCGGAATTGCCCTTGGGATCGCGATATTGTTGTAAACGTTCCTGTAAAGCAGAGAACCACTAGGAGTACTGATCGAAGAGTCATGCACCCACATGACAGGCTCAGGGACAGTCTTCCCACGATTAGCAAAGATCGTAGCCCACTTAACAAGGTCGCCGTCAATCGACTGGATAGGCAAAACTGCGAAAGCTCGAGCCATCCAAGTGCCGATCGCATTGTTGAACGGATCATACCGCTGGGCCACCCGGTTGAAGATCCACTGCGTCCCGCGCGTTGCTTGCGGCATGTAGCCGAGCTCCGCAGAGGGCACCGTCGCCTGTGCCCCGGTAGGGGGGTCCACAAAAGCGTCTGCCGAGGCGCGTGGCCTGGAGAGCTTTATACGCCGGCTATCCTCCTCGATAGCACTGTCCACAACAACGTTCGAATCTCCGCTACGGTTGATAAGTACCGTACCTACAGGAGTGAACACGGAGGTATCTCCTGAAGGGCCGGGCATCATGATCGACTTGCCCATCACTGCCATGAAGCGCGCAATGCTTTTCATGATGAATGTGCCATTCGTATCGAGCACTTCCCGTAGTCCAAGTTCGACGGCGGAGGACAGATCGAGTGCGACATCACCAGGATTACTGTAAAGCCGGGTCTCGATCAAATACTTCTGGACCAGTTCACTGTACAGCGGCGTATCGAACAGAGTCTCATGCAAGAGGTCCGTGAACATGCTAGCATCCTTGCCATAGGCTGCCTGCATAAGCGGAGACTTGAAGAAATCCTTTGCAAAACGGTCTGCTCCAACTTCTTCGATTGCCGCTGCCACGAAGGAACGCCACCCAGCTGCAGTATCTGGCCTGTCTTCCATCAGCATCTTATCGAGATTCTCGAAAGATACATTCATGAAGTAAGTACGCATGTCTGCCAGTTTGGGATTCGCGGTACCAAGTCTAACTGTCACACCGCCAGAGGCCGCGTACGACGGAGAGTTGAGATCCGCTCCAAAGAAGAGAGATTGAAGAAAGATACCATTCTGATTTCCATCATCGAAGGCATGGTGGGTCATCGGTACGCTAGCCCTGGCCGATGGCTCCTTATTATCCAATGCAAAGTTTCCAAATCCCTGCTTGAGCTGGAAGAAATCATCAACAAGATTCTTAGCTCCGAGGGATTCGCCACGTTCCATACCGAACAGAAAGTCCTTGATGTCCTGCGGGGCTCCTTCCGGATCTTCAAGAAATTTGTTGTAGCCTGCACCAAGCTCTGCCAATCTATTGCCGATCTCTGGGGTGTACAGCTTGATCGCCTCCAAGATTGGCATCTTTGTGATGTTGTGCAGACCAGGTTCTACTGCTGTGTAGAAGAACACTACGGCATTGTACATCGTCCCGAGTGCCCCGCGCTCTGTAGGTGCTAGATTGGTAAGCCGATTGTGCTGCTCTTCACCCAGTGTGCTGAACACAGTCTTTGCGAGATACTTGACACGGTAGACCCCCTCCTGGGAGAACATGTCAATAGGCCTTACGATGTCTTGCTTTGCCAGAGAAAGCGTATCGCGGATAACATTTTTGTTCCCCATGAAATCTAGGTCAAAAGAATTCGGGAAGAACCGCTGATTCGCGATTGAGTGTGACCATTGTCCATAACGAAGACCAGGGCTGCCCGAGATGGCTTTCAATGCCATGAGAACCTTGTCGCGTTCCATGCCCATCACTGCGATAGCTGCCTCTGCTGATTCCCTCTCATACTGGAATTTCATCGCGGCATCTTTACCATCATAATCACGCGGAGGTTTATGATTATTCTTTGCAGCTAGATAGTTGCCCTCTGAAAGACCATACCTATGCGCTGCAGGGTGATTAGACCACATGAACCTACGGCCGTTCGTATCCCGCTGTATCATGTCTGGAGCGAGAACTTGCTCGATCATGATGTTAGTGAACTTCAGATCTTTCACACGGAACTGCATAGCAATCGAACCGAGAATGTCCTTGGTAAGCTCTGCAGCAGAAGTCACAAGTTCACTAAGATATGGCGCAATATTGCTTTCGTCAACTTTGACAGAACGCTTTGTCATTCTCGGGCCACCAGCAGTGAAGCTCGAGCCACCACGCGCAGGAACCGTAAGTGAGCGAGTCATGGTGCTATCGCCTGCCAGCGTATCTGCAGCCAGCTGGAGTGTCCTCGCGCGAGCCTTGATGCCAGGCATGCCGACAATCATCGGGCGAGGGTCACCTTTTGTATGCACAGGCATCACCATCCCGCGATTGATCGCATCCAACGCGAGTGCCTTTGCCAGTGCCTCTTGCGCCTCCCGGGGGACCTTGTTATCAAGCTGGACGTTACGAAGCCCGTTGTTCAAGAAATGACGAATAGAGCTGATGAAGTCGCTCAAGTACTGAACGTCGTCAAGAGCGTAACCATCCTTGTCTTGCGGGACCTCATTCTTCTGGTGGAACTTCTTGTTGTATTGCGGTGTCTGAGAGATCGCCCTGTTAAAAGCAACCGCGCCTAGTGTTGCAAACAGCTTTGGTGCATCCTCATTCTCTAGCATGCCGAGCTGGTTGAGCACATGTGTACCTGCGGGTAGTGTACCGCCATACCCATCTTGCACTTGCGCACGGCTGTCATTCTGGAAGAGCGCATTGTAGGAATCTGCAATGGCAACATCTAGCGGAGGCGCACTCTTATCTGCGTAGTTGCGGATGAAAGTGTCATCCCAGTCTGTTACCATAGATTCTTGTCTAGGATGCCCTCCAATAGCAGCATACCGGGTAGACTCCATAGCACGCTCAAGGGCCGGCGACGTTGCATTGGGATCTTCTGCAATGTCGTACAAGGCACCAGCAATATCTGCCTGCGCCTCTCTCTCCACCTCGAGCTGGTTGTTATAGGCATCTACCCCGTACGGCCTCGTTACAATCTCGCCAGACTCATCACGGAGCGGGTTCTGCTGAGCATCAAGAAGAATCTCGGAGCGTGGCTGCGCCCCAAATGCGGTACCAAATGCCTGCGGAACATCTTCCATTGACTCCAATTGGTTGAAGTCATTGACAAGTGCTTTACCGCGTTCAACATCGAGAATAGGGACCTGCGGGACACTCTCCACCATTGCCTGCACGGTCTTTCTCGGATCTTCTGCAGGGAGCGGTTGGTACCCTCCTTGGATTTGGATCTGAGCTTGCCTGGCAGCAAGATCTTCACCAGACAGGGGCTTTGGACGGCCAAGTGGCGCAACACGAGGACGGAGGCTCATTTGTTTTCATCCTTGAACTGTTTAGAGATGTGCTTAGCGGCGACAGGGAAGGAGCCGATAAACGGGGATGCACGAACACCTAACTCAACGCCCTTCGGGACGTTATCATCTGCTATGTTGTAGCCTGCTCTAACGACCTTGTCTGCCCAGCCAATGGGAGGGGCAATGGAAGTTGCCTTATCCCAAGTCCATCTCACAGGGTCGTTCAACGGGGAAATATCACGTCGTGGGTACAGCGGTGTGACTACGTCTACTGCAGAGTCAAGCCTTCCGATAAGACCAGAGGAGTACAGTAGTCTCTGAAGCTCTTTGCCATTTCCTTTCAGCCAGGGATTCTCACCATCCTCATATGAAAGCTCGTCTTTAAGAGCAGTTGCAAGCGCCCCCAGAAGCAACGCGCCGGCCATCACTGCGAAGGCCTGGTAACGCATGCCTGAGTCACCCTTAATGACGAAATCCTTATATAGACGAGGGAGAAGAACTGCAGTCTGAGTGGCAACAAAACGCGTCATTGCAGTCACAATGCGGAGTCGCGGATCATGGTAGTACTTCGGTAGATTGTGTGGCTGCGGATTCGCTGATCTGCTGTCCATCATGTTACCGATCGTGGTCAACAGATTAGTACGAATCACTTGCTGTGCAGGAGTCAGGGGACCATCCGCAAAGACATCGTGGCCGATATTGATGTCATTGTATGTAGTATCCAGGGCAGACAGCACAGCCATAACATCCATACCATGATTCTGAAGCTCACGGAGGGAGTAGAACTGCTCATTAGTCAAGCCTTGCCCTGCCATCATCGCCATTCGATTCTCAGGCCGAACTGCCTGTAGCATTGCGATCTTCGTCCGGATGATGTCCGCAGTCATAGACGCCGCTGCGATACGAACACCATCTGATAGGGCACGAAGACCGATAGCCTTGGCAAAGACCTGCATCGTGTAGCGCATATTGCCAGTGGTAGTCTCGAATTTTGCCTGCGAGTTGTATCCGCTATCGTTGAACCCGAGCAAGTCGTGCAAAGAACGACCAAGACTTTTCGAGTACAGCTTGCGAAGTTTCTCGTTCAACGCTTCGATACGACTACCGATATTGGCCTGGTCTGCATCTGCGTGAATCGCCTCCAGTTCTGCCTCGAGCTTGCTGATCGTGTCATGCAATGCTGGCTGGGCAACCTTTCTGGCGTAAGTGAGCCCAACAGAAGCAGTACCCCACGAGATAAAGGCATTCAAGTCGGAGCGCCACTCTCGAACGAATGTGTTTGCGGAATTCGTGAGCTGTTCAACAACCTTTGGACCAGGGGTGCCAAGAATAGCGAGTGCAAACTCCGGGAGGGAACTGATAGTGGCCTTTCCAAGAGAGGCGAGCATGGACATTGTAACGCCAATGCCGAGAATCTTCTCTGTTAGCGGGTAATTCGCGAGACTACCGTAGGTTCCTTGAGTGATTTTGTACCAGTCACTGACCTCTTTCGCCGTGTCTTGAAAAAGACGCCGATCATCCCCAAATTCACCTGCATCCCACGCCTTCTGGAGAAGAAAAGCAAGCTTCTTACCATCCTCTCCGAAGTACAGATTTCCTGCGATTTTGTTTGCGGCGCGATGCTTGAAGTTTTCGAAGGCATTGAATACATTCGTGTCCAGTAAGTTGGAAAGCTCACGATCGCGGAAGACCCCGTGGGCACGCATCCAGTTACGACCGCTATCCCGGAGCGCTGGGTTGCTACCAAGAACGTTTTCTACAGCATGCCTAGCATCCATCTCGGAAGACCCATTCTGTGTCATCACAGAGACGACACGCTCCATGTTTTTTCTGAGAAGCTCGCTATCAATTGCTGCATCTTCAAAAATAGAAGCTACTGAAGCAGCAGGAAGTGCAGCAGGTGTTCCGCTTTGCTGGAGCCACTCCGCAGTCTGATTTGCTGCCCTCTCGATGTCATTCTTCCAGCCCTGCAAAACTGCATTCTCTGGCGTGCTAGTATCCAGCTCCCTACCGAAGGCCCATGTACTGAACCAGGCATCCTGCAGCTTCTCGTTGATGGTCTTGATGTTGGTACCCAGCGTAGTCGCCATTTCTTCTGGCGAGATAGCCTGCCAACTTCCAAGCAACCTTTGCACGAACCCTGAATAGTGATCACCTGGTAGGATTCCAGGGGCCATGATGGACTTTAGATGTGCTAGATTCCACTTTGGAGATCCGTCTTCATTCAAGATAGTCGGAATGGCAGTACTTGCACTCTGCCTGATAAGACGCCAGCCATCTAGGGCGATCTTCCTAAACTCGCCTCGAAGAGTACCTTCAGGGGCTAGATCTGCGAGAGTAGGCGTGAGTGCATCCAGCATAGGACTCATCGTGCGTAGCAATTCCCCTACGCTCTGGACTCCACGGAGGTCATCTCGAGCCAGAGTATCACGCTCCCGAGCGAACTCTGCCTTCTGCTGCTGGAATAACTGGTTATGGTTGAGCTCTTGTCTTGCGATAGCGAGAGCGTTACCTGCAGAATGCCATTGCGCCATGTTGATTGCAGTGCCTCCAGCAGCAATGCCGCCGCCCATCACACCGCCACCGATCAGGGAGTTTAGTAGCTTCTCCTCAAAGTCTCTCTCATAACGAAGGTCAAGAGAAGGATTAGAAGATGTTGAAGCGAGTTCGACGAGTGTCTGCAGGGTTTCTGTTGCAGCTTCACCACCGAGGCCAATACCTACTTGCCCGATGGCCCGCATCTTTGCTACTTTCCCTTGGTAGAACTGCTTTGCGAATGCCGCTCCTGCCTCAGAGAGGTCAACTAGTTCACGCTTAGTCGCATTGAGAAGTGTAGCGCGTGCCTCCGCCAGAGTGGCATAACGACCGCTACGCATCATCGTCTCTAGCACCTGTTCGCGAGCAGCTTTCTCGAATATCATCTTTGGATTGATGATCCCTTCAAGACCCAAGCGATCCAGGACAGCAGAAGCAATGCCACCCGCAACAGCTAGACTCGGATTTTTTGAGTCATCAGGTTGATCAGCGAAGAACTGCCCAGAGTAAGACAGACTTGCAGGAACTGCGCTAAGGGCAAACGCTCCTACCCCAGTAGCACCAACTGCAGCCGCACCAACAGTAGACGCGGCAAGCATACCGAGCATTGGGAGTGTACCTGCAAAGAGATTCCCGATATATGTTGCGGTATTAGTTACGCCAGTCCAAGGGTCATCGAACCGGAGGTCCTTGTAAGAGGACAACGTGGCAGGCATATCAGCTTGCGCGATCTTCTCACGAAGCATGCCCTGCTGACCACGTTCTGCCAGCCAATCCCATTTCAGAGCTTCACCCGCCATTGTTTGGATGCCGCCCAGGCCTTTCCAGAGATCGGAAACACCACGATCCCATGACGTGCCGAGCTGTGAGTACGCTTGGTTGTTGAGCGTGCGATCAGAATGCCTTGAAACGACACCACCAGATAGGGCAGGCACCGTTGCCGCCATGAAGAGCCTGCCGCGTGCCTCGCTGAGTTCCTTCGTAAGCTTGACACGGGTCTCAGCAGCCATGCGCCCTGTGGCGAGGGCTTCTTCCAACCTCTTGATTTCTTCTGTTTCACGCTTTACCGCCGCAATTCCAACTGAACTGTTTACTGCAGCATGCTCCGCCTCATCCGCAGACATTAGGCGAGGCACGTATAGAGGATTCCCCTTGTTCTCAGTTAGGCGTGCCTCCCTCTCCTTCTGAGACAATGCAATCAGAGGATCCCGCTTAGCTTGAGAAGGATAAAGCGCAGTTGCCGCACGCATGAGTCCTTGTCTACGGAGTGCCTCATCCGAGCTGTGGATATTGGTCTCGGTAATACCAAGTGCAGTCAGCATGTCCCCTAGGTTACCTCCTACCTCATTTTTTAGGTTCGAGATCTGGCGGCCATACTTGTCTTTCTTGCCAACAGGCACAAGATTTGTATAGCCACCGATCTTCGCAACAGAATCGACGTTCGCGCCTGTTCTGTCATTCGCCCTTTGTGAAGGAACAAAGACTCCGCCCTGTAGCTTCGCAGTCTCTGGGGCGTTGTAGCCTGTTAGGCGATGTGAAGTCTGGCCTACCTTCAAGGTATCCGGGTCAATGTAAGTTGCAGTATCCTTCAAAGGTTTACCATCAACAGTCTTGACGGGTGCTTCATTCGTGTAGCCCCACGGGTTTGCCTTGACCCTTTCATTCAGGTCTTTGTCCATATCATTCCTTCACGATTTACTAGAGCTGATTTCTTCGCTTCGCAATAACATACGCCAGGAACCTGGAACTACCATGTGCCTCCGCAAGTCGATCCAATTTTACTGCTTTCTTTGGGTCATTTGCGTAGGCCTGGTATTCTCTTTCCAATGCCACTTCCGCATCCTTCGCATCACGCATTGCGGGGTTGTTGCTTCGATTTCCGTCTTTGACCATCCTGTCAACTACTGTGTGAAGTTCAACAAGATGATCAGGAGTTGGCGGTTTCGGGACCTCGCCCTTGCGCTTTGGAGGAGTGTAATAAAGCGCGTCCTTTGAAGGGCTGAGTGCAACGATGGCAGTACCCTGAAACACACGCCGCAGCTTCTCAGGAGTGTAGTTAGTAATCCCACCGTTTTGGACAACCATCTCCATAATCCGAGCAGCATCGTCAGGGCGCATCCGGTAGCCGATTTCGCTGGATAGCGTGGAAGCCTCTGCTGCAATTCTCTTGGCCTCATCGTCCGCCTGGTAATCCTTCTTACCTGAGTTTTGCGCTGCCAGAATAGGTTTGATGCGCGCTGCAATACCCTGCTGGAAACGATCAGAAGCAGCATGCCAAAGATCTGCCCGCACAGGAAGTTCATTGCTTGGCTCGTACCTACCAGTCTGCTCATTGAAGATCGCAACACTCTTGCCATCTTTCGAACGGGCATACCTAACGAAAGTGCCGTTTTGCAGGTAGCCAGCTTCATGCCCAACTAGTTTAGAGAAGCCACCATCATCTCCGCCGCCGCCGCCACTGCCATCCCCGCTGCCACCGCTTCCCTTGATAGGCTTCGCGGCCATGAGCATGGCGTGTGCCGCTCGAACGTACTGAACCCCCTCTTCATGCTGACCGGACAGATAAGCGGACTCCCCACGCTGCATCAGCTTGAGAGCTGCTTCTTGTACCGCGCGAGGCCTTTCATCGAGAGCACCACGAACTTGCCCTTCGATTGCCTGGTAACGCTCTCGGACATCCTTCGCCGCTTCAGAAGCCTTACTCGCTGTCGCCGCTGCCGTAGCATCCCGGATATTCCGATCATATCGTTCCCTTTCGAGTTCGACACCACGTTCATGCCGTGCCTGCTCCTGCTCAACTTCACGCTGGTCTCTTTCCGCCTCTGCGATCTGCCTGGCACGCCGCTCTTGCTCCTGATTTGCAGCAGCCAGCTGATTAGCTTGGCGTTGTGTGCTCTGCCGTAGGGCATCAAGCCCAGCGAAACGGAGAGAGCCTCCGACAGAGCCTCCGGTGATAAGACCACCAGCTGCAACGATACCGAAGCGGATGAGCTCTTCTTGGGAGAAGAGGCCTGTCGGTCCAAAGATACCAGAAATTCCCTTAGCAAGCCAGTCACCCTTGTCCACATCTGGCGGTGGTGCTGTCGCCTCGAGCCTTAGCAATTGCTGCCGAATTCCTGGATCCTTCAACGTCTTGCCCAGCTCTGTCTCCAAGCGAGCAGCGGCCTTCGTTGCACGGAAACCTTGCCCATCAGCATTATCAGGAGCAGAGAGCATCTCCTTAAGACCTTCAAGGTCACTGTAGGAAACATCGTTCTCCGCGATACTTGTCGTAATGCTTTTAGGTGCGCCTTGTGGCTGCGGAAGGCTACCCCGAAGGCCTGTTTGTGGGGCAGGCGATACTGGCTGTGCTACAGCTGGAGTAGGAGGAGTGGTAGAAGGAGGGATAGCACGAACAGCAAGAGGAGGGCGTCCCGTTGTTGGTGCCCCTTGCGCGAGGGCTGGAGGAACCGGTACCTGCGTAGCTTGCTGTGCTTGTTGCTCACCTGGAGCACTGGGAATGCCACGCTCTGCTTCAAGTTGTTTGCCGACAGCTGCCTTGTCGACAGCGACTCTCTCCTGATACCTCTCAAGCCAGTTGCCAAGCGGAGTTCCTTTCAGAAATGCATTTAGCGGCGCTTCTTGTTGAAAGGTGCCGACGCCGGTCGTACCTTCACTGTACCCGAGCGCCCTCCTTTCCTGTTCATCCAACATAGATTTACGAGAGCTGATGTCCTTCTTTGCAACAGCTAGCTGCCCATTATTACCAGTGGCAACTTGAACAAGCATCTCCCAAACTGGGGAAAGCAGCTGCCCTACACGTTGCATTTGGTTGAGTTCACGCCCTTGCTGAACAAGCCTGTTAATAACTGCCCTGTTCTGCGGAAGCTGTGCTGCAGAAGCCGGAATGACAGCCTCTCCAGGTGAAAGACGCGCAGGAACGACATCAGTAGCCCGGCCTGGCACTACAGCCTGCGTACCATCTGCGAAGCCCTGCTCTGCCTCTCGCATCCTACGGCTCAATGCTTCTTTCGGTGCTCGGGCCGCCTTGTCCAGAATACTACCGCCAGCTAGTGGGGCAGACATGTTACTTGTGCGAGGTACTCCTGCAGTTGCAGCTTTGATAGCCATGCTTTGAACATGAGCTTCCTGTTTCCTTCGTTCATTATTCAGATGCTCGACCAGCTTTCGCCGTTCGGCTAGGATAGCAGCATTTTCTTTAATGCTGATCTCCGATTCAAGTTTACTAGAGAGGGGTCCCATTTTTTCTTTCCTTACTTTCCACCACCACCACCACCGCCACCGTCGCCGCCACTACCGTCGCCAACGCTTCCGCCAGAACCAGTGCCGTCACCACCACTACCATCGGAACCAGTGTCACCACCGACACCTGAACCTGAACTGGAACCGACACCATCAGAGCCAGTATCACCAGTTCCGCCATCGGCATTTGCACTACTGGAGCCGCCGCTATCGCCGCCACCGCTAGCAGGCCCAACAGCAGCATTATCTAGGCCGAGAGCAAGCCCGAGCGCATCGATGTTAAAGCCATCGACACCAGGTACGCCTAGTCCGGTGACGCTTCCAAGACCGCCAATGCCGCCAATACCACCACCGATACCATCAGGAGCGCCTCCGCCGATACCAGAAGCACCAATACCGATACCCTGGGCACCATCGCCAATAGTTCCAAGACCACCAAACCCTACAGTCCCATCGCTTGGACTCGAGCCGGGTGCATCAAAACCACTAGGATCATTTCCGACAGAACCAGGTCCAGAGGCATAATCGGGAGTACCAGTAGCAGGTGCAGGGGCCGCAACTACAGGTGCTGCAGCAACAGGAATAGAGGCGACAGGAACGAATCCAGTAGATGCGCCACCACGGCCATTCCTGCCACTCACTAGACCAGAACCTGCTGTATACGGGTTACTAAGCTCTGGAAACATGGGGTTAAAATAACCAGCAGGGGCACCCCATGCCCTTGCATTTTGCTGATTTGGTGCAACAGCAACACTATTTCCTTTACCACCGCCCTGGATAGGGGATGAACCTGGGAGAATATTTGGATTGGTATTAGTTTGAGATGCACCAGCACCGAGAGTGATTACCGGAGATTCAGGAGAGGGTTGCCATACTGCAGGCACCATTGGCGCTACCTCAGAAGTACCTTCACTAAGATATTGTGTAACAAAATGATTACCTAAAGCACTGCCAATCATAATACCAATAGGTCCAAAATACGAACCAGCAATACCGCCTATCGTAGAGCCGATAGCACCCTTAGTATTGCCCTGAAGCATACTGACTGCACCGCCAGCAAGAGGACCTGCAGCAGAAGCACCAAGAGAGCCAGCGGCACTACCCGCAGCATTACCTGCAGCATTACCTGCAGCACTCGTAGCGGCCTTCTTCACTGCTTCTTCAGCCAGCTTCTTTTTAAGTTGGTCTTCTAGAACAATGCTACCTACTTGAGTAGCTGCTTCTGCTAGCGGTGCTCTTCGAGCCTGGCCTGGCGGGGGTGCCTGCTCCTGACTCGTAGGCATTTGTTGAAGCACTGCTGGCAGTCTTGAGCCTGCACTTGCCCATTGCCAAGGACGATCGAATTCAGCAAAGACATCTTGCGGTTCCATTATTTACCTCCACTTGTTTGTTGCTGCCTAGCAGGATTACCGTAAATTGTAGATGCATAACGACTGAGAGCTTGCCAATCTCTACCTAGATCTGCATCTTCAATTTCACGCTCTTGAGCACCCAATGCAGAAAGAGATTTGGTAGCGGTAGTGGTAAGTCCCATACCAGTAGTCGTAAGACCTGCTTGCTGTCCAGCAGCGGTACCAATAGCACCTTCAGCAGCCAGCCTGTTCCTGAAGTTTGTATCTGCAGCCCGCAGATCAATCTCGCCAAGTGCCCCTGCCAGAGAAGCGTCACGAGCGCCGGCACGGACAGCCTGCCTGGCGCTGCCTAGGGTACCTGCCTGACCAAAGGCAAGATTATCACTTGCGCTAGCAGCTTTAGCTTCATCGATTGCCTTCTGACGAAGACCTGCTGGATCGAATCCTCCAGAGCTCGCAAGAGAACCGAGTCGAGCCTGGCTACTGTCTAGGATGTTTGCTTGATTTGCTAAACTTTGTGTGCCATACAATGCTGAATCTGCAATAGCTCGAGCACCGCCACCGAAAGCTGCTTGCAGATTAGGATTAACACCGGCAACGGTACCTAGATCCCCTGCCTTATAATGCGCTTCAGTTTCATTTCCTACATTCTTAATATATGGGACTGCCCATTCTGGGATACTATCTACTGTATCCCCGCCGCCTCCTTTGTAAAGACGATGCAAGACAAGGGGCTTAGTCTTTTTTGACTTCCTTGATTTCATAATTTCTTTCTCATTACATGATATACTGTTTCAAAACCAGGTATCTCTTTTGAAAGTGTACGAGACCATCCCGGCCTTCCCCATTGTTCCAACGCAATAGCACCGTTGTCCTTTGCAAATTTCTCTACGATATGCAACAAGGATTTCCACTGCTTCCACCCTTCACCTGCATAAGCTACAATATGCAATGTCTTATGCTGTGAGTATTGAAGGAATTGAGTCACACCAACACCTAGAAGGGTAGTACCGTCTACTACCGCCCATATCTGTGCTTTTTGATTCAGTGCCTTCTTAAGATAATCCAAAGAAGTGGACTCTGCTTGGCCAGTTCTCAATGCCTTTGTGATTGGCGGTTCTAGAACATTCCAACTAAGTGCTACTACTTCCGGCGATAACAATCTAAGTTCAATACAAGGTTGGCATTCTTCCATCATCAGCAACTGCTCTGTAATTAGTGAGGTAGTCGTGCGCGACTAGCATGTACTTATCCTTAGCAGAGAGATCGTCAAATCTGTAGTAACCAGATTCATTTAATTTTCCGGATGCAATTACCTGAAAGTCAGTCTCACGGATAAGTAAAAGTACACCATTATAAGGTAATTTCGCGGTTCCAATTTTTCTCTTTAAGGTACCTTCTAAATATCCTGAACGATGATCAGGAATACCGAAGTTATTCAAAAAGTCTAAACGCGCATCCCGACTATGCAGCTTTGAGAGATCACCTGTAATTCTGTCTTGTGTGGTTGTCAGCCCAGAAAGCGCAGCTACGGAACCTGTAACTTTACCTTGCAGTAGCCTAGTGTCATATATTAGGCTTTCAACATCTGTGGGTGTATCTGTTGCGTATACCTTATGGAGACGAACACCAGCACCGTATCCTAGGAATGATGGAATCACATTTGCTGTTACGCCAGATTGTCCAATCCATCCAAGAAAACCGTCACGATAAATTGCAATTCTGCGTATAGAGCCTACAACATAAGTGTCTACTCTTGTGATGCCTCTTCCAACTGTATTGCATACTGTTCCATACGAGCCAGACCAGCTGGAGCCCCAGTTTGCTGTATAGTAAGCATACCAATAATTAGCAACAAAATCGCCGGGAATCATACCTACAGAGAAGACTCCCGGGGAAGCTGCGCTAGCAACTAGGCCTACTCCAAATAAACAATTAGAAGGAATTGTTAATTGCTGAAAGTCTAACTCAACACGTAATGCTGTTTTTGCAGTCAGAGAAGTAAACAACCAATGGTAGTAGAAAGTAGTATCACTAGGTGTTAAATCAACAGCCTGCTCACCAGCATTATATGAAGGAGTCATACTTCCAGATCCGGAATATGCAGTTGCAAAACCGCCAGGTATTCCGCTACTGAAAGTTTCATTAATCAGTACTGTCATTAATACTCCCAAGGACCTGTTATGTCAAATGCAAGTCTTGAGTAGCTAAGATTTGTAGCGGCCATATCTGCGCATGACAATACAATAAACAATCTATCAGGGTAGCCTGTTACATTAGACATAATTGCACCGTCATTATCTGGATTGTTCATATTATTTCCGATAAAGAAGATGCCAGGAAACACTCCTCTGTTATGTGCTCTATTTTCCCAGACATACGAGGGTGATAGCTGTATACTTTGGTTTGGTCCATTCGGAAAGCTAAGACCAACATGATAACCAGAGCGAAGACCAGAGGCGGTATCGTAGGATGGAGAAAGAGAAAACTTAGGAGCAGTTACATGCGAACCAATACCAGTATACGCTTTGTAAATTATTTCTCCACTCCATGGGGTATTCCTGTGATTATATGCACCGGAGCCTGGACCACAATTTCCACCGGCACAGACATCTGAGGCTATATTTCCTTCGTTCCAATTGTCGGTAGCCCACAAGAATACATTATTTACATCTGCTGGTTTGAAGGACTTAAAATCTCCAAAGCCGTACACACGACGTGCCCAAAAACTTCCAGCACAACTAACTAGGAAATAGAAAGCGCGATCATCACCTACAATTACATAAGTAGCGCCTGAAACATTATTCGCGCTAGTTTGCCCATTTCCTGAATTATGCGATTGATGCCACTTGAACCAGCCCCAGTCTGGAATAGCTGACAAAGTATATGGAGCAAATTGAGCAGTGAAAGTATCAACATCTGACATCGAAGGTCCGAAGGATACTTTGCCCTGTATCTGCCGCCCAGACACCCAACCCGGATGCGTGCCGTTATCTACGCGTAGATAATGTCGATTTCCAAGTACATTTGGAGAACGATAGACACCCTTATGTGTTCCGCTAAATTCCTTTACAAATCCCAATTGGGATGTCTTTGCTGTTATCGTACCTGTCGCTGCGCCGGGAGTAGTTGAGATTTTGTACTCAAACCAATCTGTTGCAATATTTGTAACTCGAAACTCCCCATTGTAGTCTGAGGGAGAGGCACCTGCTATTGTTACAACCTGATTCAACCAGTAGCTATGCCCAGTACATGCTGCACGTACTACATCACCAGTTCGCGTTAAACTAGTTACTGTCTTTGTATTAAAACCATTTACAAGAACATCATCGAGTACTGTAATCATCGAGCCGAACGAATTGTTCGCCATGCTCGGTGCGCCAGCCATCGAGGAGAAAATCCATTTTACAGGGGCTGTCATGATGTTTAGTTCACTCCTATACCAATTCCACGAGTAAGATACTGGCTGTTCGTACTGCTTGAGAGATTCAAGTAATTTTGCGGCGTTCTTTCACAGAAAAATACAAGTTCTGAAGTAGGACTCCGATCTTCCTTAAATACCAGATCAAAATCACATTCCTCATCTCCGATTACACTGACAACATAGCGATAAGGATTTAGAAACATGTGAGATACTAGGCCTGTACACCGATCAAGGATACTTTCAACCCAGAACAACCAGTCCCAGTGGCAATTATTTGAACTTCAATAACTGAGTCATTGGGAAGCGACACTACTGGAGTTGATAGCACTGCAGGAACTGTTGCAAGTTCACTAGACGTTGTAGTATTACTTATTGTAAGTCGAGTGTTAAATATGCTGACACCATCCCGCAAGATGTCTAACTCAAATGTAGCTCCTGATGTTTGTGCTGTATTTAGAGATGCCTTTACTTTTGAAAGCAGGAAGCCATATGGCATCCTAAATACAAAACATGTACCGGGGACTAATTGCGTAGTTTCATCACTACAGGCTAATGGTATGCAGTGTGTTACAGTTACTTTTACTGTATTCACAAAGTCAAGCAACAAACGTTGAGTGGCGACATCAGCGGCACTGAGCATTGCAAGACCAGCAGGAGATGCCGTCAACTCTGTTACAATGCCTGCTGGACCTGCAACTCTTCCTAGAACAACTCCGCCACTGATATTCTGAAACTTTCCAAAAGTTACCGAACTGTCTGAATACTTAGCAGTTGTCAACGAACCATCTGGAACCGTATCGGAGGGCAGTCCTAGTAATGGAAGGATATAGTCGAGGTCAATTGGTGTGCCTGTTTCTGGTACCGGAGACCAAAGACCTGAAGGTAATACTGTATCTACTTTAAAATCAATTGCTCTTCCGCCAAGGCATCTGAAATAGAACTTATCAGCCGCTTCGAAACCTGCAGGATTAGCTGTGGCTGTCCATGTGTAATTCGTGTAATCGAGCGATTCTGTTGCAGATTCTGAATTAAATGTGCCGTAGTACTTTCTACCTAGATATGTATCACCAAAGTTGGTTCCAACCTTATCATCAGCAAATTTAATATGCAGATAACGATAAAGATAACCTAGAATTTGATTGTTGATACCACTACGAATCTCTCCTGTTTGTGAATTCCACTGTGAAAGCGGCGGGAGACTACGCAAATACTGGACAATACTAGCAAGCAGATTGTCAAGCTCTTCATTTCCAGTAACAACGGAGGAGAGCAGCATAAATCACCTCGCATCACCTGGAGAGACATTGAGACCGATAAATACCAGCTTCCATGGAATTAAACCTTCAACTCTGAGGTCTACAAAACGATTTATGGAACGCGGATCTATCTTGTGATTAAAAGGAAGCTGTCTTGGCTGTACAGTAAAGGCTTCTCGACCGTCAGTGTTTGTCCAGTTTACTGCTCTATCGTATACATCGCCGCCTGATACACGAATAGTTACAGTGTCATTATCATTTTGAACAAGTAGCAAGACTGCAATTGTACCAATGTAGGACATCTCTAGAGGATTCCCAAGGAACAATTTCTCTCTGGAAACATAGCTAAGGAACGGAACAAAATCAGTACCGTTGTACATCAGATTCCCAGAATCAAAAAGGAAAGTCTTGGCAGTCTTCTGGCAACCAATCAATGTCTCAAGCTTGTTAGAAAAGGTAGAACTAACGATACTTCTGGAGATAAACAGGCTTGACACAGCAGGTAGCGAGCGCGCAGTCCAAGTGTTATTCTTATAGTTATATACAACAGCTTTTACGCACAGGCCACTCGAGCCTGACATCGGGTACGCGACCAGAATTTCTGAGAACCTGGTGTTGCAAATGCAAAATACTTTATCTAGATATGCGGTATCTACCTCTTGGAAGAATCTATCTCCAATTCTGCCTTCAGATACTGATTGCGGAACGCCTGTACCGTTGTGAACGTAGATTGTATTTCGGTCTACCGCAAAATGTTTCCCATCAAACTCTACAACACAGTTTGCATTCAGAGCACCGTAACCAGGCATATAACTGCTTCTAGTAGTAACGCCATTTAATCTACTCAGCATGCTAATTGAATCGGAGGAGTAGATAAAGAGATTGCCACGCAGCTCTCTCATTTCTACGATACCACTCTTCGAATTGATCTCGAATTCATCTGCGGTATCTGTTGAGATACCAGGCTCCCAAACAGCAGGAAAGCCACCGATAGGTGCTTGAACAGAAACACGAACTGTTACTGGGGCATAGGTAGTGTTACCGCCTTTGGTAACTGTTAAATTTGCGGCAGCAAGGGCATATCCAAATGGACGAATGATCTTCGCAGTTACAGTATTGCCGCCGTAGTTCCATCCGGGAAAATCTATGAATGCATTATCTGCGAGAGTATCATTGTATAATGCATATTTAGGCGTACTATTGCCATCATTCGCAATTACAGCATAACCGCCCCCGAACAGGTCAAACATCCATGTTGCATTTGCATGTCCTGAGCCTGGATTGTACAACAAACTCTCAGTACCGTCTGCCAATCTTTTGCAGATCTTAGCATCTTTTGCAAAGATATCGCATGGTGAAACAGGTCTCGGCCAATGAATACCGTATTCAGGTGTCAGTGACGCAACCGTTGCATACAAAGATTCCCCGAGAGTACTATAAATGGCCTTGTTTCGAAATCTAACATTAAGAGCATCTGTGAATACATTCGGGGGTAGCTGCGCAGCAGGCACATCCCAATTGATTCCGCCTTCTGCGAGTGATTCGATAGGAATCAGTGAATCTTGCTTGTTCATTTGTTTACTCGGCATACGAACGTTGTCTGTATTTATTCCAAAGATCGAATCGATTCCAGTACTCTGCTTCAGCAAGCCTTCTTAGAGTGAGCCCACGCAATATTTTGCCTTTGGACTTATTCCAGCGGGACAATTGAAAAGGAACCTCTTCCCATCTAGTAACATCATTTATACATTTGCGTAGGGTAGACCCTGCCAGATTAGCGATACCTATATTGTACACTAAGCTTAGAATTGCAGAGATCTTGTAGCAATCCCCTGTGCGAATACTGTACGGCAACAGATCAGGGCATAGCCTAGTGAGCCTGGGAAGAAAGTCTTTCAATGTAACATTGAGCATTAACTGATACCCTTCCTCTAATGAAATAGGAGGATCAGATAATGTAACTCTTTGCCCATTTGTATAGTAAGTATTGCCAAAGCCTATTGTTGGAACGCCAGCGGGGCACAGATACGGCCTCTCCCTAAATCCTTCAAATTGTGCTTTTAAATAGAAGGCAGGTTCAACCAGAGTTTTGATTGTTTCTAGTTGTTGCGAGTTCAAGTAATCCACGGAGACGATCATCTAAATTTATTGAACTTTGATGGAAACGACTACAGTCATCCCGGTCTACCTTAGCATCTAACTTTCTTTCTATTCTCTCGAGTACTTCATGAATGTCTGAACGAATACCTTTCAGATCTTCCTTACGAACATAAGCCAAGCCAAGCTCACGCTCGAGTTCTGCAAGTTTCATTCGCAATTCACGAATAAGTCCCCACATTTCCTTTGCAAGCCAACCACCAATGCCAATACCTAACGTAATTAGCATATTAAAGAAGGCACTATTCAACACTGCTTCAAGCACATCAGATACATTCATGACTTGTCATAGCCCACGAGATTTCAAAGTTCTATCGAGAAACCAGTAATTGGTAGTTGCTCCAACCAGTGCGACAAAGTCAGAGGTCATTACCAGACTGTATATCTCTTTTACATCATTAGTTGCGGAGAATGCCAGCCACAGATGCATGAAGGACCAGATAAAAAGAACCCAGTAAGTGACGGTAGGTCGAACGAGAGATGTAAATGAGGCTACAAAACCTGGACCTGCTGCTTTCACAAGCTCCGTTTGCTGAGCAATGGCCGAATTGAAGGAATCTAGAACTGCATTGTCTACGGTACCTCTGATCTCTTCAACAGTACGCGATAACTTTGCAGCCTCGCGTTCCATTTCGATACGATTTGTGAGTTCTGTAAGCTGCAATTCATGAACTCTCTCTGATTTCTTATCGAGAAACTTAATGAACTCTGGTATCAAGCGAAATACACCACCTACGACAGTGCCAAGAATACCGCCAGACAAAATATCCAACATTTCGAATTCCTCTATCTATACAACTGTAGCATTTTCGACTTCAACCTGCATTCGTAAACCCAGATTCATTCCTGCTCTACGAATACGCATAGGCTCTGTATTTGTAAACTGAACCAATTGACGCTCTACCAAAAAACGATCCCTTTGCTGTCTATAACATAGCCAATTGTTTTTCAAGTAGAACAGCAAAATATCATTCTCATTCAACAAAGTAGCAGGCCTCCGCTTGTCATCGAAAGAAAGAAATGGGCTATACTCTGCATTATTGAGAACTATAAGAACTCTAGTAGATATGCCAACATCAAACCAGCTGAAATGAAGTATTCCAGCAGCCATGTAGGCCAATGCCCAATTCATATTCTGATCGAAAGATAACGAAAATTCTGTGATACCTGGTGATGTTACCGCTACAATGAAGTCATTGGCATTGGTACTTGGATAGATTCTTATATCATTCCCGACGAGACTGGCAGTCCATTCTTTGACTAGCAAGCCTTGTGTTGGATCTTGTAGAGCAATTCCACCAAGCTCATGATCCTTTATAAGCAATAGATTAGAAGGTGTACTGCTGACATCCACTTCACGCAAGATGTCGTCTGGTGCTTTCCAAGTGCTTATCGGAGCTTGTGCATAAAGCTCATTTTTGGGTAAAGCCATACGTTATCGTCATGGTCGACGACTCCATGTAAAGGAGAAGGTTAGACTGCCTGTCTTAGTAGCATCCTTGTTGTAAGCGGGTGTAAACCC